GATAAGGCCGCCAGGGCCTTTTACAGCGTTTCTCAGGGGATTCCCTGGTGGCGATAAAACTACACCAAAAGGATGGAAGGTCGTTTCCTGCGGCCGTTCAGTTGATTTCACGGCAAGTTTTCGGAGGGAGGTATCAATTTGGTAGACATCAAGCTCAATCGAGATGGCGACATAGATGTGTCGGCCATCGGAGATATTTCCCTGACGGAGAGCGTGAGGCAAGCGGTCCTGATTCGGCTGCGCTGGATCTACGATGAATGGAGGCTCGGGCCTGAACTTGGCTTCCCTTGGTTTGAAGAGGTGTTCGTGAAGAACCCGAACACCGTGAAGATCAGGTCGCTTATCCGAGACGAAATCATGCAGGTGGAAGGGGTGACCGCTGCCGAGGTCACCTCGGTCAACTATGACCGGACAAAGCGGGCAGCCTCCTTCGTCTTTACCTGCTCAGTTGGAGAAGCCGCATATAGGGAGGAGGTGACGCTGTATGAATGAATATGGGCTGACCCCGAACGGGCCGAACATCAAACGGCTGGACGTGATCTTGGATGAGATGCACACGGACCTGTCGAAGCGGTGGGGTGTGAATACCCGGCAAAACCCGGAGTCATTCATCAATCACCTGCTAACCGATGTGGCCGACCAGATTGCCCAGCTCTGGGAACTGGGGGAGGATGTGTACCACTCGCAGTATCCGTCCTCTGCTGAGGGACGGAGCCTCGATAACGCAGCGCAGTACGGCGGCTCCACCAGAGAAGCGGCGGCAAAGTCGTATTACCCCATCCATTGCACCGGGCGAGACGGGACGAAACTGGCCGCCGGGACCATGATTTCATCGACCATGAACCCCACTACGCAACTCACCATCACTGATACCCGGGAGATTACCCGGAGCGCCTTCAATAAGGCGGCCATCAAAATATCCTCCCTGGGCACAGGGGATGTCTACACCGTTGCCATCAATGGGGCGGTGTATTCTTATGCCCCGACGGACCCTGGCACTGTGGCGATCCTGAAAGGGATGGCAGAGGCCATCAAGGATGAAGACTTTACAGTCACCGTAGATGAGGAGAATGAGCTACTGCGGATCGAGGCCAAGGACATCACCTCGACCAATGTGCTGGTCCTGTCGGAGAACCTGACCACGGATACCGTTACGACCATCATCACGTTCGGAACCGTTGAGACCGGCGACATCCTGCTCCCGGAGGGTGTCATTACGAATATCGTGAAGGCGGACGCCGGCCTCCTGAGCGTGGCGAACCTGTGTACCTATATCGCTGGCCGGGATGAGGAAACCGATACGGAGTTCCGGCAGTCCTACGCCGACAAGATATTCAATCGGTCCTCCATGATGTTAGAGAGCATCCGGTCTGCCATCCTGAACAATGTGCAGGGCGTGACCAGTGTGGCCCCGTATGAGAACCCTACCCATGAGTGGGATGAGTACGGGCGGCCGCCGCACAGTATCGAGATCGTTGTGGACGGTGGAGATTCCACAGAAATTGCCCAGCAAATCCTCCAGAAAAAGGCTGGTGGCATCAATACCTACGGAGATACCTCCGTTGTTCTGGCCGGGGCCTACGATGAGGATATTACAATCCGGTTTTCCCGACCGACGACCATCTACACCTGGTTCCACCTGGGCATCACGCTCAGTAAGACTGAGGCCATCCCGCCGAACTATGTGGATCTGCTGCGGGAGGTTGTTCTGGAGAATATGACTGCCCTGGAGGCTGGGGCGGATGTGGTCCCCCAGCAGTTCATGTCTGAACTCTACAAAGCCTGCTCCGGCATCAGTTACATCGACATCAAGCTCTTCACAACGGCAGACGCCGGGGCGGAGCCTCCGGACTATCCTGTCCGAAGCGCCGTGATTACGGCCCGCCAGAGAGCCTACACTTCGGAAGATATGATCGAGGTGGATATTGATGGCTGACTTTGTATCCGCCCTGAAGGCCGACCTGGTCGAACAGTTCCGGGGCAAAGAGAACATCGAGGGCTTGGTGGAAATCATCGGCATCCAGCTTCAGGCTGTCTATGACTTCTACGAACAGCTCCGAAATGAACGGGATGTCTATACCGCCGTGGGCAAGCAGCTTGACGGTGTGGGTGACATTGCTGTGATGACCCGAAAAGAAGCCGGGCAGCTCGCCGGGAAGCCAATCCCATTTGAAGTCATTGACGATGATACCTACCGGCAATACCTCATCTACAAGATCCTGAAGAATACCTGTGACTGCACCTATCCCGACATCATCAAGGCGTTCCGAATGTTCTGGGACCGCCCCCTGTACTACACCGAGGACCCAGATGAGCCGGCCACCATGATCTTCGATACCGGTGACCTCCCGGGAAACGTGGATACTACGCCACTGTTCAAGACTCCGCTCATCCGGGCGGCCGGCATCACCCTGCGGTTGATTGCCCGGACTACGGTGGAGATGGAGACCGCATGGCTTCGCATCAGAAGCGGCCTCGGGTACGCTGTAACGGTGACCACATTGCCTGCATTGGAGAGGCAGATTGACTACGGGGTCAGGGTGCGGGTTGGCTCCGGCATCCAGACTATTACGGAGGACACGCTTCCTGGAATTGAGCGTGATTATAAGCTGCACCACAAAATCAGGCTTGGAACGAACTTCCAGAGTGTGGGCCAGGATGATCTCCCGCTCCTTGAGCGGGGGATTTCTTATGCCGCCAAGCTCGATTCCGGCAGCGCAGTCCACAGCATCATGGAGACGCCCATCAACGGCATTTCAATCCAGGAATAATGCCCCAAAACGATAAGAAGGAGGAACTTCGCAAATGAGTTACTACGGCGGAACGATCACAGTAAAAGGCCGTGACCTCATCACCAGCCTGATCGCCGGGGAAACGATTGAGTTCACCCGCATCGTTGTTGGCTCCGGGGAAATGCCCGAAGGCGTGGAGCCCATCGACATGGAAGACCTGGTGAACCCGGTCGCTGAGGCCACCTCGACGGTGCCTACCGTCGAGAATGGCGTCCTGTCCCTGGTGGTGGAGTACCGCAACGACATGAACGGCGGTCTAAAGACTGGCTTCTGGCTACGAGAGTTTGGTATTTACGCCAAGACTGCCAACAGCGAGGAAGTGCTGCTCTACTATGCCACTCTGGGCGATAGCCCACAGCCGGTCAACGCCTACCAGGATAACCGCATCGACATCCGGCGCTATCCGGTGACGATTGCGCTGGAGGTGGACGCAGACATCCAGGTCACTTACAACCCCGGGGCCTTCATTACGGCGGAAGAGGCTGAACAGCTTGTCCAGGCCATGGTGAACGAGTCCATTGCGGAGATTATTGGCAGTGTCGGCACCACCATCATCAAAGACATCACGATCCCGGCCACGGGCTGGGCCTTGGACCCGGATCTTGATGAATCGGGCGAAGCAGGGGAGGACAGCTACCGCTATCGTGTGGAGGTAGTGATGGCCGAGGCGACCGCCGACCATTTCCCTGATGTTGCCTTACATAAAAGCGCCCTACATACCGCAAACGAGGCGGGCTTCTGCCCAACGGCTCAGTCTCTCGCCGGTGTTCTGCGGTTTTGGGCAAAGAAAGAACCTGCCGCAGATATGGCCGCAACGGTTGCATTGCTCTCCGGCGGCTCCGGCGGGAGCAGTGGAGGGGGTGGGGCCTATGTGCTGCCAGTAGCGACCAAGACCCGGCTTGGCGGCGTGAAGATCGGCGATAACATCAGCGTGACCGCCGACGGCACGATTTCTGCAACCGGTGCCTCTGTTTCCGAAGATGACATGGCATCGACTGCTGATACCGGGGAAATGCTCGATGAGGTGTTCCAACCGGAACCCTAACTGAGCAAGAACAAATCATCAGGAGGAAAAAGTATGGCCTACGATTCTAAAAAACTTGTAAACCTCCAGGCCCTGAAGGACACGGCGACCCGCATTAAGGCGGAGTACCTAGCTGCCATCTCCAAGGCAGGTCACGCCCGGTTCCAGAAGGCGGATGCCGTGCCGGAAGCGGCTACGGCGGAGGAGAACGTCCTGTATCTGGTCAAGAACGCAGAGACGCAGCACTATGACATCTACGCCCTGGTGGATGGCGTTGTGGAGCTGATCGACGATACGACCGTCGCTCTCGATGACTATATCACCGAGGAGGAACTGGCTCAGGCCCTTGAAGAGTTGGGTGCCGGCACCATATATTCCGGCACCAAGACCGACCTTGCCACCGCTGATTCCGATGTGATCTCCGCTTTCTTTGGCGAAGAGGAGGCCCCCACTCCGAAGGAGGGCGATGTATTCATCGTCACCACCCTCGTTGACGGGGTGACCTATGAGATGTCCTCTTACTGGTACGATGGCGAGCAATGGGTCGCTATCACCGGTAATGTTGACGCTGATAAGGTCATCATGCGGGACAACATCACCATGGCCGGTAACTACACGCAGGTTGGCAACAAGACCAAGGATCAGAATGGCACAGCCGAGTTCGCCACAAAGGGTATGTCTGTTGCCGACATCCTGACCGACATCTTCAGCAAGCGGCTCCAGCCCGCCATCACGGCGCAGCCCAGCATCAGTGGCTTCAACCTGTCCGGGGCAAAGGCCGTGGAGGCGGGCACTGAGCTGGAGAGCGCCAGCTACACCGCTGGCACCCTGACCCCCGGCTCTTACCAGTACGGCCCGGAGACCGGCGTTGCCGCCTCCAACTGGAAGGTTGAGCGGCTTACCGACCAGGGCACGGAACAGATTGCCAGCGTGGACGCCGCCTCTCTGGACGCCGGTTCCGACGACAACGGCGGCGCAGGCTTCATCATCGGTGATGCCGGCGGGGAGGGGGTTGTGGCCTCTCTGCGCTACAAGGTGACCGCTACTCACGGAGCCGGCGTGACCGCCAAGGACAACCTGGGCAGCGATTCCGAGCCTGTTGTGGCGATTGCCGCAGGCACGAAGGAGAAGACCACCGGCGCCTACACCTCGTACCGGAACTTCTTCTACGGCGCCACCGAGGAGAAGCCCACACTCGACAGCGCCTACATCCGGGGCCTGACCAAGAGCAACAAGGCTTATGCCGCTGGCACCATCACGATCAACGTGCCCGCCGGGGCGCAGCGGGTGGCTATTGCCTGCCTGGCTGATAAGACCGGCGTGACGAAGGTTATCAACGAGACCGCCATGAACGCCGATGTGACCAGTACCTTCGTTCAGTCCGACGTGTCTGTCGAGGGCGCCAATAGCTATGCTGCCCAGGACTACAAGGTTTGGGTGTTCGAGCCCGCTGTACCCTATGAGAACGCAGCGACCCTGAAGGTCACTCTGGGTTGAGAGGAGGGAATGAAATATGGCTGTCAATAACACTGTGAACACCTACGCCAATATGGAGTTCCCGCTGGCTATGAAGCGGCAGGACGCCTTTGCGCTTGATCCGACCTGTGTGTGGCCTTCCCTTGAAGAGGCGCAGCAGTACGCCCAGTCCAACCCCACCGCTTATGTTGGCCAGCATCTGTCTGTCATCGTCGGCGGCGTGTCCACCCCGTATCAGATCAAAAATGAGGCCGGAGAGCTGGAGCCTCTGGGGGCCGCTGCCGTGAATGCGGCGTCTGATTCGGAGGTCGAGGAAATGTTTGACGAGGTGTTCGGGGCCGAATAAGGCGGAACCGTTCACCTGTTGAGCGAACAAAATAATTTCAGGAGGATTAGAAAATGGCTTACGATTCCAACAAGCTCGTGAAACTTGGTCACCTGAAGGAACTGGCGACCAAAATCAAAACTGAATACGCCACCAAGGCTGAACTCCAGGCAATCCAAATCCCGGAGTACAGTATTGTTAAGCAGGGCACCGCTGAAAGCGGCTACCTGTCCACCTACTACCTGACCAAGGGCGGCGAGCAGGTCGGCGAGAAGATCAACATCCCCAAGGACTTCCTGGTCAACTCCGCCGACATCCTGGAGGTTGAAGAGGAGAACCAGCCTTATGACGGCGCCCAGGTCGGCGACCTGTATATTGACTTCGTCATCAACAGCAAGGGCGCCGACGATACTGCCACCCACATCTACCTGCCCGTGAATGAGCTGGTGGATGCCTACACTGGCGGTAACGGTATCGAGGTGAGCACCGCCAATGTCATCTCTGCCAAGATCGACAGCGTCAACGCCAACGGTCTGGGCGTAACCGCCGCTGGCTTCAAGCTGGATCTGGCTACCACCAGCACCGCCGGCGCTATGTCTGCTGCTGATAAGGCCAAGCTGGACGGCATCGCCGCTGGCGCCAACAACTACACCCACCCCGAGCACACCGCCCACGAGAGTGGCCTGTATAAGGTGACCGTTGATGCCCAGGGCCATGTGACCGACGCTGACCCTGTGGCGAAAGAAGACATCACCGGCCTTGGCATTCCCGCCCAGGACACCACCTACGGAGAGGCCACCCAGGAGACCGCTGGCCTGATGTCCGCTGCGGACAAGAAGAAGATCGACGGCATGGTGATTGCCGAGGATTCCGAGGTCACGGAGATGCTGAACGAGGTATTCACTCCTGTTCGGGCTTAATCCTGCACATGCTGAAAGATGGAGGGCGGGGGACACCCCGCCCTCTGCCTTTCATTCAACAGCTGGAGGTAATAACGCATGGGTAAAATCACACTCTTAAACCACCTGAAAGCCTGTGCGGAGGCGGCCAAGAACTTTACGAATGGTCTGGTCGGTGAACTGGCCCAGTCGGTGACGGATGCTCTGGAGGAGTTTGAATCGGTGAAAGCGGATAAACCTGTATCTACGCAAGTCACCATTCCGACTACCAGCTGGACAGAAGACGAGAGCGTCCCCGCCTATCCTGTTCATTACGACATTGTAGTGCAGGGCGCCACGGAGAAAGACCGGGCCTCGGTTGTCATCGCACCGGGAAGCCTTGGAGATGCTATCGCCTGCTCGATGTGCCCGACCTGTGAAACTGTGACAGGTGCTATCCGCATCAGGGCAAAAAGTGCTCCGACAACCCCTATTTCAGCAGAATACTGGCTTGAAGCCGGAAAGGAGAACAGATAATGGCTTTTGGATCGGTTAATATTGGCGGTGGCCCTAGCTCTGAGATGGCCGGTGCCGCAGTCAACATCAGCTACGACAACAAGAAATCCGAGGCTGACGCCACCAATGTTCAGGACGCACTCGATACCGTGTTCAAGAAAAAGGCAGATTTGAATGAGAGCGGAAAGCTGTCCGAAGAACAGCTCCCCGATATGAATGTTTCCGAAGCTTTTGTCAACACAGCTCAGAAGGACGCTCCAAATAATAATGATGCTGTGCTAATCACAGACAGCGAAGACAAAAATATTCCAAAACGGGTGCTGTGGAGCAAAATCAAGGCATTGTTTGCTGCGGCCTCCCACACTCACTCCGCCTCCAACATAACCAGCGGGACCCTCTCTGCGGCCCGGGGCGGAACAGGGCAGACCACCCTCACCCCGGCGGTCACCACAAAGGGGGTACGCCAGATCTATGCAGGGACATCCGACATGTCTTCGGGGAGCACCAGCCTGACCACGGGATGTATCTATCTTGCGTATCAGTGAGGTGAGCTGACATGCCACATTTTATTGGAGTATCTAGTATTGCGAGGAAAGTAAAACAGCCCTATATGGGAGTTTCCGGGGTGGCACGGAAGATTAGCGATGGATATGTGGGTGTGAATAAAATCGCTAGAAAGTTTTTTCCAGATGTATTCTACTTGGAATAAATACAGTGTAAAAACCGAAGTGAAATACACTTGTGAAAAAGTAATTGAAAGGGGATGCAATGGGGATTCGCAATGTCCACCCAACTATGCAAGCAGTCATACTTGGTGTACAACGCAGAGGACAGACGCAGCCATTTCAACCGGAAGATTTGTAAAAACCGGCACAATAACTTTGCCAGCCAACTACAAAAACAAAGACCCCGGTTCGGCAGTTGGTTATACCTTCATGGCCTCCAGCTACATCTACGACAGCGATAACGAGAGTTTTACCCCGACATTTATGGACAGCGGTTCGACTTCTGATTATGCAGTTCATGTGGCTGGAGAGAATTATGGTGTTCTTTATAAGGTGGTCAAAGGTAGTGGGCCGCAAACTCAAGGCTCATATCTCGGCAGAGTCACCTCCGAAAATGAGAACGCCTATCCGGACAATGGCATCCACACTGATGGATACTGGTATGTCAAGCTATAAATTTTACGATTTTAAGGGGGATATTCATGCACTTTAGCGCATTAAAGTGGGGGGGGTACTCCCTAAGAACTGACCCCCATGCGGAGGTGACTCCGCATGGCTAAGGCACAATATATTGGCGTTGGCGGGATCGCACGCAAGGTCAGCGGTGAGTATGTCGGTGTGAGCGGCATCGCGCGCAAGGTAAAGAGCGGATATATTGGAGTAAGCGGTGTGGCGAGGCAATTCTTTCTGGGTGAATTCACTTGGAAGAAATATACGGTTCGATACGAAAACACTTCAACTGTAGAAACGTATAAGACCATTCCACTCGTTGAATCAGATAAATGGGATTTTTACCTATCAATGAACAGGCCAAACGTATGGTATGGAAGTGAAGCCAGTTATGGTAGGTGGAGAGGTTACAACGAGACTGGATATTGTGATGATACAGTTTGCATGTGCGTAAGCGCATCAGCAATGTCATCAAACCGCAATAGTCGTTATGCAAACACCCGCTATGGATATAATTACACGTCAACAACATATTGTGTTTTTGTTCCAGGGGTAATTGATGCGAAAGTTACGCGCACAATAGACACTGATACTGGAACTTATAGGAATCGAGTTGATTTGACTTGTGAAGAGCTGATGCAAGGAACACTGCATATGAGGCCAGGGGAAACAACCAGCTACTCAGAGAATGGAATGTTTACGTCCTGCGCAATACTTGGCCCTACAGCTGTTGATATCAGGCGGTTAAAGCCGGTGGGCAGTATCAATCAATATGTTTCCGATGTCACATCTGAGAACGAAAACGCTTATCCCGAAAACGGCATCCACACTGATGGATATTGGTATGTCAAACAATAAATTTTGTGAGGAGGAAAACACATGAAAATTAAACTTTCCAACGGCACGGTCCTTTCTCCCATCCTTGCCACAGGCGAGACCCGCTATGTACAGGGAGCAAACCGGGACACGTTGAACTTTATCTTCCCCGCCACCGAGGGTATGGAGGCGCTGGACGCCGCTTTCTCGACGGAGAATTGCGAGAGCATCACAGTCCTGGAAGCCGTGGAGGACCCGGACGGGACCACCACGGAACAGAGCTACCTCCACAAGGGCTATACGATCCGGGCCGGCCTGAAAAAGGAGGCCGTCGAGGTCACGCCTGTGACCGAGGAGGCGGAGGCCATCTATGAGGACAGGATCACCGTCTCCATGAGCCAGCGCACTTATACCGAGAGCCAGCTGGCGAGCCTGATCGACACGGTGGACGTGCTGGTCATGGATGCGTTGATGCAGTGATCGGGTTAAACACAACTTTAAGGGGGATACTTATGCACTTTAATGTGTTAAAGCGCTGGGGGAGACTCCTCCTAAATTCTAACATTTTCCATGCGGGGGTGACCTCGCATGGCTAAGGCGAAATATATCGGCGTTGGCGGGATCGCACGCAAGGTCAGCGGTGAGTATGTCGGTGTGAGCGGCATCGCGCGCAAGGTAAAGAGCGGATATATTGGAGTAAGCGGTGTGGCGAGGCAGTTCTTCCCAGGAATCACCACTTGGAGCCGATATACCATCGTCAATGCCAGCACGATCACGAGGAACATACTTCACACATATACCTATGTCGGAACATACAGCCTAAATGCATCAGGTAGCTGGTATCTTGCAACAGCTGGTAGTGGGGTAAACCTAGTTGTCACAGATGACGGAAAGGTTAAGTCCATAAATTCTAGCGGCACCGGTGGATTTAATTTTCGGACAGTAAACGAACACATTGATACTCTCATAAATGATAATGAGGATAGCGTTAATGTTGGATATGCCCGATATTTTTATCTCGGACCGCAAAGTGGGTTCAGCTATATAAGCCACACTGATAGTGATAGTGGATATTGGGAGTATGTAATGGACCCACAATATGTGTACTACAGTGGAAGTAGTTTGTATGGTGCGTCTATTTGTTTCCGAGATCCAAGTAACCCGAAGAATGGTCTTTCCTCTGGATATACTCACCACACATTTTCTCGATTCAGATTAGGCACAACAGATGCCGCCACTGATAGCCTGTATAAGCTCTTGGTAAATGTGAAGTTTGACCGGGGGGACTATGTTGACCAAGTGACCAGTGAGAATCCCAACGCATATCCGACAAACGGAAAGCATACCGACGGCTACTGGTACGTCAAGCAATAAAATTTAAGGAGGAATCCACTATGTTTGAAACCATCAAAAGATTGTACTCCAAATCCGGTGACTCGGTTATCGTCTCCAACGCGGTCAAGAAGGGGTGGATTACTGCCGAGCAGTATGAAGAAATCACCGGCGATAAACACACGGGAAGCTGAGTTCCTTTTGAAGCAGCAGATAGAGATGATAAGGCGAAGGAAAGAGATACCCACAATAAGCAGTTTAACAAGAGGCCTGGAAAAGGCGGGGGCTGGCTGATGCAGCCCCCGCCAATTTCATGGTATTAGCCCCGCAGGAAGTGGGAACCAAATTCTTGCCTTGGCAAAGGCCGCAGGCAGATTGGAAGTGTTGTTTTGACGGGACTGAATGAGTTTGAGAAATTGTTCGGCAACATTACTGTGCTGAACGTGATTGAACTGGTGCTTGCGGCGGTCTTTTTGCTGTTCGTTTACAAGAGAGTCAAAGACTATCTGGTAAAGCGGTATGAGGCAAATAAAGCCAAGGACCAGCAACTGAAAGAAGCTTTGGAAGTGGTAAGCAACTACCCCAATTACCGCAAACAGAGTTTGAAGATACAGAAAGAGCTGAACGATAAAATCGCTGAGCTCGGAGGGAGGCTTGAGAAAATCGAGGAGGAGCGTCGCCGGAGCGAAAGAAATAAGCTCCGAGACATGATTATCCAAAGCTACCGGTACTACACCGATAAAGAAAGGAACCCTAGACAGGTGTGGAACCGCATGGAAGCTGATGCTTTCTGGGAGATCATCCGCGACTATGAAGGCTACAACGGCGACGGATATGTTCATACGAAAATTATTCCCGAGATGGAGGCGCTGACCGTTATCGAGATGGACAACCTCGATCGGCTCGGGCCTCCTACTATTGTGCAAGGGCTTTACCCGATGAAGGAGAAGTGAAATGGAGATCGGCATTATTCTGGCTTCTGTGGGGGCCTTCTTTGGAGGCGCAGTGAGCATCTATGCGCTGCTGGCAATTTCGGCGGTGATCCGAAAAAAGAGGAGCGAGCGGAAAAAGGTGAATATGCGAAGCCGTAGATCCGAAGCCTCCGAAGCGAAGAAGACTGCCGGAAAGGACAAGCCTCGCATTGGGAAGATGGACCTCATTCTGGTCATCATGGGAGTGACCTTGCTACTGTTTACGCTGAAGATGATCCAGCTCTTTGAGATGTACCAAACTGTTCCGGATACGCTGATTACTATGGTGTTCGGCTTCTGCGGCGGTGAGTGCGGCGTTATGGGGTGGATCAAGACCACGAAAGAGCGGCAGACAGATCGTAGGTGGCAGATTGAGGATGAAAAAAGGACGGAGGAAGCTACGAACCTTGCGGAAACTTCTGAGTGGAACGACCCATAAAGGGGGAGTTTTATGGGCCTCATTGGCAAGGCAAACGCAGAGAAGATTTTGAACTACCCCAAGACTGCTGGCCTATCCGACTACGGAGAGGCAGGGCGCATGGGCAACCTGAAGGCTGAGAGCGGCCTGAACCCTATAAACCTCCAAAACAGCTACGAAAAAAAGCTTGGCTACCCCAATCAGTCGGCGACCTGGAGGCCCAGCTTGGCTTGCTAATGAAAGAGTTGTCTACCAGCTACAAGGCCGTTCTGACCACGCTGAGATCTGCAACGACCGTGAAGGCCGCATCCAACGCCGTCCTGCTTCAGTTTGAGCGGCCGGCTGACCAGAGCGCAGCGATGCAGGAAAAGCGGGCCGGGTACGGCCAGACCTACTACGACAAATATGCGGCGAAGACCGCTGAGAAGGAGGAATCGACAGTGGCTACCAAGATTACGACCGCCGCTCAGCTTGCGGAGCGGTGCTTGGACGTGGCCCAGAACTACAAGACGCTGTATGTGATGGGCTGCTTCGGCGCCCCCATGACGGCGGCTAACAAGAAGCGGTACACCCAGAACCACAGCTACAACAAGCAGACCGCCAGGACGAAGATGATTAACACTGCCAGCGCCGATACGTTCGGCTTTGACTGCGTCAATCTCATTAAGGGCCTGTTGTGGAACTGGTGCGGCGATAAGGCCAAGACTTACGGCGGCGCAAGCCATGCCGTCAACGGCGTCCCGGACATTGGCGCTGACACGATGATTACCAAGTGCAAGAACGTGTCCACCACCGGCTGGGCCAATATGGAAGTAGGTGAGGCTCTGTGGGTAAAGGGCCACATCGGCGTCTACATCGGCAATGGTCTCGCCGTTGAGTGTACCCCGGCGTGGAAGAACCGGGTGCAGGTGACATCCGTTGGGAACATCGGGGCCAAGGCTGGCTACAACACCCGGACCTGGAGTAAGCACGGCAAGCTGCCCTATGTGACCTACACCGGAGAGAGCATCAGCACCCCGTCTACCGGAAGCGGCACCACCACGAAGCCCGGCACTGGCGCTACTACGACTGCCGGGGACCTGAAGGTTGGCGACATCGTGGAGTTTACCGGAGATACCCACTACACGAACAGCAACGCCGCCACTGGTGTCAAGTGCAAGCCGGGCACGGCGAAGATCACGAGCATCGCCAAGGGCGCAAAGCACCCGTATCATCTCATCAAAGAGGCGGGCGGCGGCTCCACCGTCTATGGGTGGGTCGATGCCGCTGACATCGCCACATCCGGCGGAGAAGAGGTCTACACCGTAGTCGCCGGAGACACGCTCTGGGGGATTGCCCAAAAGAAGCTCGGCAGCGGCGCCCGGTGGCAGGAGATCTCGAAGCTGAACGGCCTGACCTCTTCGACCATTGTGGTCGGCCAGAAGCTGAAGATTCCGAGCTGATATGGAAGGGATCGCAATAGGAGTTTTGGGGCTGGCATCCGCTGTGGCGGGGCTGGCCTTTGTCGTTTACTGGATCGTTTGCCTTGCCAGATAGGACGGGGAGAAGCACTGTGATGAAACGCAGTGCTCGTCCTGCCCGTTCCACTGTGAAAAGCACGAGGTCCACTGATTTTGAAGAAAGAGGTGTACTATGTCTGAATTCCTAACCCAGCTACTCCAGGCCGTCATCATTGCGGCCATCACGGTCTGCGCCTCGTTCCTGATTCGCTTTCTGAATCAGAAATCCGGTCAGATTGCGGCAGAGACCGACAGTGTTGAGCTGAAGAACCTGCTGGAGCAGGTGACCGATGCCGTAACTACGGCAGTTACTTACACCAGCCAGACCTTCGTTGATGCCCTGAAGAAAGACGGCTTATTTGATGCGGACGCCCAGAAAGAGGCCCTGCAAAAATCGCTTGATAAGGCCGTGTCTCTTCTGTCCGAAACTGCACAGAGCACCCTTGAAGAGATCTATGGCAATCTGAATGACTACCTGACAAGCAAAATCGAGGCCGAGGTGCGGAGCCAGAAAATTACGCTGACAGCGGTTACCGGCTCTGCTGCCGCCGATTCCCCAGAGACTGTGGTAGTCGAAAGCAGAACCGGCGTTGACCCCGCCTACGCCATCCAGATCAGCGAGCTTATGGGAATGAGCGCCGCCGAGCTGAAGAAAAAGGCGGAGGAGTGCGGCGCCAATATTGATGGCCTGACCCAGAAGAAGGACATCGCCCAGGCAATCATCACGACCATCCTGAGCAAAGCGTAAACGGGTCTGCCTCCGCCCGATACGCCCGTCATGCAGGGGTTGGCGCCCCCTCGCCAGCCCAGAAAACTGAATGACGGTATATATGCCCCCTATCCAGGCGTTGTCCTGGGTAGGGGGAATTTTTATTTTCCAGCTACTTGCAAACCTGGGCGGGATGCTATAAAATCTAAGCACAGGATCTGCTCCTGAAGGGATAGGAATCCGAGAAGCGCATATATTGTATGCGAGGAGGTGCGGAAAGTGCAGGACGAAGACTTCAAGTGGTTTATCGAAAACTACGATGAGTTGTTCAAAAAGTATGGGTGTTGCTACCTCGCCATAAAGGACAAGGCAGTATTGGGGGCATATGATAGCCCCAAAGATGCCATCTCGGAGGTCTCAAAGGAACATCCCGTCGGGAGTTTCATTGTCCAGCTGTGTAATGGCGATGAATCTGGATACACCAACTATTTTGCGAATTCGCAGGTTATCGCCCCGTAGGCTTACGGCGCAGCAAATACGAAAGAGAGAGGGTAGGATATGGACCCTTGTCATGCATTTTCGACGAGATCGGATGGGCTGCTGATGCAGCTGCACAACGAAGTTTACATCTCGGCAAACGGACAAAAGGTTACGGTCCGTGCTCTTTGGGATACTGGAGCTACAATGAGTGCCATCTCCCATAGCGTTGCGGAGGACCTGAAACTCGTACCGATTGGGAAGCAAATAGTAGCAACTCCGACGGGCAGTAAAGAAGTAGACACCTTTTGTGTGGACACGATGCTCCCAAACAATGTGAATTTTGAAGGGATCATCGTGATTGACTCTGAAATCGGCTCACAGACCGCCGGAGGAGAGCCGATAGGGATGTTGGTCGGTATGGACATCATCGGCCGGGGTGATTTTGCCGTCACGAATCACAACGGGAGGACGATCTTTACATACCGCTGCCCTTCGGTGGGCTCCATTGACTTTGTCAATCAGCTTGTGATGAAAAACAAAATTGGGACTCCGCATGGAAAAGGAAACGGAAAGCGGAAGGCCAAAAAAAGATAAGACTCCAAAACACCCCCACTTAGCCGAACGGCGGAGTGGGGGTGTTTTCGCATTTCGTCGAGAAATTCAGTTGTGATGCGCCTGATATCAGATAAATTCGCCTCTCAGCTCCAGCTCCATCTGCTGGATCAGGAGACCAGCCTCCAGCAGTCCGAAAGACTTTTCATCAGAGTCCGGCGACTGCCTGAAGTGCGTAACTGCATCCTGAAGGATTCTAAGGACCAGTTTGCGGTCGTCGTCCGTGGCCTGATTCGCTTCAAACTTGTCAGCCAGAGCCATGAACTCTCCCTCGCTTTCAAGTGCGAACAGGGAGAAAGCGGCTGCGGAGCCTCTGAGGAAGTGACATAAGAGTTTATAATCCGCTTTTTCTGGTTTTTTCTTGAACATATTCATCACCTGCCCCGTATCATACAGGAACGGCTCTGTATTGTCAATAAAAAAGCACCCACTTTCATGGGTGCTTTGCCCTGCAATATTTTTTGGCTCCGGCGGTTAAGCAGGGAGCTCTCATTAAATGCGGAAATCGCATGAAGCAGGGCTGAAACAGATTTTAGCATACCAAAATGCCAGAGTCAAGCATCTCTGTCTTTGGGAACAACACCGCAGGGAAAATCAATATACATAATGCCCAATTCTCAAAGTCTGCATTTTACAAAATGTTCTCACGGGCTTTTTAGAAACTCCAGATATACTTATACCTTCGAGCGTAAAACCCGCCAAAACTGATTCTAAGGGCTTCTACGAGCATAATCACCTAAACCGTTTATAAGTAAAAATTTTTCTAAAAATAAAGAAAATTATCTTGACTTTGCCAGTTGGTAATGTATAGTTAAGTTACGGTAATTAAATACCATAACCGAAAGGAAGAGCGATATGAAAAGATCAGAAGTAACGGTCGAGAAACTGAAAGCTCTCGGATATGTGGCGAAAAAGAACTTCGTGAATTCCTGGAGATTTCATAGCGAAGAAACTGACCTGAACGAACGTCAGGCGGAGGAACTTTTTGAACTGACCGTGAAAATTGTGAGATCTGGCCAGAGTTGCGAGATCCGCCGGAACAACTTCAGGCACACCGTAGAGGTGACCGTGAGAGTAGCTGACCGGGATAACCTGGATGGCGGCCCCCAGATTTTCTACTACCTGTCGAGGCCGATGACCGAAGCTGAAATCTTTGAGGCCAATCAGTTCACTGGGAGTTGGGAGGAGAAGCAATGAACACTGCCAAGATGAGTGCATTTGCCCTCCGGGCCATCATGGGAGAGGCTTTCGATGACGACGCTTATGAGCGTGGCCGCCAGGATGCAAGAAAGTTCTTCAGGGAGCACCCGGAGGAGCGTGAGTCCAAGATCGAGGAGGTGAAGCAGAGACTCGAAAGCGGCGTGTACCGGCACAGCCCCGGGCCGTCCTACTGGATTGGCTGCCTCTGCGAAGCTGATTTTACTTGGATGAATGTGTCAGTAAAGATACGTTCCGACATTGGATTCTACATTGGTGACATCTGCTATGTCCTTGATGATCGTCTCTATTATGGAGTCTGGAGAGACCAGAACGAATTTGCAGACGGCACATTTAAGGACCCGGACACAGGGCTTGAGGTGGCCGTCGCCGGGACGGCACACGGAGACGGCTGCTACCTTGGGAGCGACGGAGCTGAGTTCCCTGTCGATGCGGGCGTGATCGGATTGGTGCCGCTGGAGCTGGTATCCAGAGAGAAGGAGCCACAGGGCGGCCGGCTCGGCGAAATCTTTAAGATGCCCGGAGAGGCGGAGTTCATCGCCGAGAATGGGCTGTTCACCGTGAGTCTGCCTGACGGGCACATGGTCGAAATCAACACCGATTATGAATATGACGAGGAGGGCTATGAGAATGAAGAGTAAGCCCTATAAACTGAACGGGAAGCTGTTCCGCTATGATTTCGACCATAGTATGGTCGAGTACATCTATAAGGCGGATGCCGAAGACATTGCACTTGAAGAGGAGTGGGAGAAAACCCACGATGACCGCATCTATGAGATCGACGCTGATGGATACATAGTCATGGATGCCGCCGGGCTGCACAAGGACAACTGGACCAACAAGGCCGCCCGGGACGAATACCTAGCTGCTTGGAGCATGGATCTGGACGCTGAGGCGGCGGCAATGGAAGCCAACTTCGTTAAATACGAACTTCCATATCTGCTTTTAGGGAGGGAAGAACCGTATGAGTCCTGAATTCATGGCCGACCTGGTTATCAGCCTGGCGATCCTGTGCGTGTTCCTGCTGGTGCTGGGCGCCGGTTGCCTGATTGCTGATTTCGTGTTTCCGCACATCCCATTCCTCCAGAAATGGCTTGAAAGCCTGCCCGAGTATGAAGATGACACGGAGATTGCCCGCCTGTATGAAGAGGAGCGCCGGGAACGGCGGGCACGGTGCCGAGCAAGACGAAAGGGGAAATAAGATGAAAGCTAGACAGTATTTTGAGAAGCATCGGCAGGAGATGACCTGTGGTGACGAGAAAAAAGTGCAGGCGGCCATCAACCAGCTCGTTTTGGAGCTGAACGATGAGGCCAAGGATATGCTCAAGTCCAGAAACGTCAATACAGATCGGGCGGCGGTGTCTGTTCTGCGGGAGCTGAATGATAAGTACAATGCGGTCGTCGGCCTGTTCGAGAAGCATTATGGGGCCTCTCCGCTGATGCGAGACGGATACCTGAATCTCTGGAAAAACAGGATGCCGACAATTCAGCAATATCTCCGGCAGGACAGGGGCTTTTAATTTGTTCAATAATTGCCAATTGGTAACGAAAGATAATCTTTAGGAAAATCAAGGGGGTGCAGAAATGACTGAAAGGGTAGAAAAGATCGAGGTCGAGAAGCGGATATTCGTCGCTGATGACGGGACGGAGTTTCAAACGGAGAAGGATTGCAGGCAATATGAGCAGGACTGCGCTGAAAGGAACGCCAAGTTTATTGTGGCAAAGCTGCCGCACTTCACCTGCTCTCCGCAATGGATTGACCCGGATTTCGCGTGGGAGTGGTACTTTGTATCGAGCGACGTGGAACTGGCCGCTGTCCGGGAGGTTGTCTTCAATACGGATGCCAGCGCACAGGAGTATTCACCGCCGGCATACCCACGCTGGATTGCCTGTTCCGTTGACGGCGACGGATATGGAAGTATCGAGGGAACGATAGGGCAGGTCCTTGATGGCTTGGACGAACTCAAGAAAGGCATTGTCGATTTGGCAATGGAGAACGGAGGAGCCTTCCATTGAAAATTCTTTCCTGCGGCGCCGGGATGCAGTCATCGGCCCTGCATCTGATGAGCTGCGAAAACGCCCTGGCAAAGATACGGGGAGAACCGCCTGTATGGCCCCAGGTGCCGATTTACGACATATCCATATTCTGCGATTTGGGATTCGAGCCGCCTTGGGTGAAGAAGCAGGTCGAATTCCTGGCAAACGCCGGCCATTCCTGTGGGGTGCCTCTAGTGATTCTGGATTCTCCGCTCTACACCGACTTTATAGAGAATTTCGGGGAGAGGCGAACAATCAGCATCCCGTGGTGGACGATCCGGGATGACGGCCACAAAAGCAAGATGCCTCGCAACTGCACCATCGACTACAAGGTAGAACTGATCTCCAAGTACGTCCGGTGGGAGTTGCTTGGCTACAAAAAGGGGCAGCGGCTCCGGGACGAAGACAAGAAGGCCCACGAGATGCACATGGTCTTCAGCGCAGAGGAGGCCCGCCGGTGCAAAGAAAGCCCGAACCCGATGTTCGTGAACCGTTTCCCGCTGGTCGATATGGGGCTCACCCGGGCTGACAACTACGCCTACATCAAGGATGTATGGGGCTTGGAGACCAAGGCTTCGGCCTGCTCGTTCTGACCGTTCCACAAGAACTACTTCTTCAAATTCCTGCGGGAGAATGAGCCGGAGCAGTACGCCCAGGTTGTGGGCGTCGATGAGCTGCTGCGGGACAAGAATCCGAAGCCGCCCATGGACAGCGACCTGTTCATCAGCCGGAGCCGGAAGCGGCTCATGGACCTGACCGACGAGGACTGTAACGATGCTGAGTGCTTCGAATACTGTGGGAAGCAAATCTGGAACGGATTTTGATTTGAGAGGAGAATTCGATGAATGTCCAGGATTTAATTTACTCTGCAAAGTGCTGCGACCTGAAAGACTGCAACGATTGCCCGAGCAGAAGCAGGACTGCTTGCAGGGAGAGGACCATGCAGGGATTGGCCTGCGAGGTTGAACGGCTCCAGAGGATGGTCGTCAGGGAGAGCGTCGAAATGGCCGACGCCCTGCGCGACCTGTTCACTGTATGTGAAACGCCGGACCCCGCCATCCGGCTCAGGAAAGCAGAGAAGTGGCGCCAATGGATGATGAATGAAGGGAATGGTAGAAAATGAGCCAGTTTATCCGTGAAATCGAACCTAGGGTGGAGCTGTTCCGGGATGCCGTGACCGGGATCGCCTGGGCCGAAGACCATAGGACCGGCCTCGGCGTCAGCGTACACCCGAATATCGACGAAAACGGAAGCGTTGAGGGAATGGTAGCCCGGGGCTACTGGAGATCCAGCGACCGAGTTGCAAGGAGCCACGGGTGGATTTACAACATCGACCGGTTTGTCTGCAACGATGAGGACCCGGTCGAGGCCATCGTAGCTGAAGAGTGTATGTGCCCGGCCTGTATTGAGCGCCGGGCGGCACAGAGGGAGAGGAAGCGGTATGCGTGCCCCGTCTGCCACAACACCGAGCACCTGCCCGAGGCGAGATTCTGCATGATCTGCGGGGAGCCGTTTCCGTTATCAAAACAAGGAAAGGCGTGATCGAAAATGGAAAGTCCGTTTGTAAATGACCCGTTTGCGATGGTGTGGCAGGCATTTAAGAACCTGTACCCCGGGAAGGACTGCGAGGTACAGTGGCAGCCGGGGATTCAGGATGATGGGCTGTCTGAGCAGGGCTACGGATTCACTGAATTCTGTGAGGACGGCTCTATCCTCGTAGCGGTAGATGCCAACCTCCGGGTATCAAATGCTGTGGAGGTTCTGGCGCATGAGCTGGCTCATGTGGCCGTGGGCATTGAAAATGAGCATGGGGCCGCCTGGGAGGCGGCCTTCGAGGCCATCTTCCAGGAGTATGGCCGAATTGCTGAGGAAATGTTCGGAGAACAGGAGTCAGAAGAATGAGATATGCACCTATCGGAAATGAAAGGGAGGCCCTGGATCGGATCAATGGCCTTGGTTTTGACCAGTACATCATTGCCTCATACGAAGAAGCCTGGCAAAGGGAGGAGGGGGAACCGGAGATTGAGAGAACGACCGACATTGCCCATGCCGTGGAAACCTTTTTCGATCTGTGTGGCGTGATCCTGTGCGTGGAGCTGCGGGGCGTCGATCTCGACGGAAGCGAATACCCCGTCTGCATAGGCGGGACCGCTCCCGACCTCAGCGAAGAAGGGGAGTACATCAAGGAATGATGGACCGATCCAAAACTTCCTTAGTGGAGAACACGCTGTTTGGAACTGAGGACATCGTTGAGAAGGCCGTAAAGGAGATCCAGGCCACAGCAAAGACTGGTCGGCTCTGTCTTAGATTTTCTGGCGGCAAGGACAGCGTCGTCGTCAAGCGGCTGCTTGATATGGCCGGAGTCCCCTATACGGCGAGATTCAGCAGGACATCGGTTGACCCGCCGGAGCTGCTTGACTTCATCCGCCGGGAGCACCAGGACGTGATTGTCGAGGAGCCAAGGATCAGTATGTTCCAGCTCATCATCAAGAAGGGGTTCCCTCCGACTAGGGTGTGCCGGTACTGCTGCCAGGAGTTCAAGGAGCGAAACGTCTGCGGGAAAGGGGATGGGCTTCTGACGGTTACTGGGGTGCGGAAGGCAGAGAGCCCCAGGCGGGAAAGCCGGGCCAAGTACGAAACTTGCCAGGCCGACAGAGGGGTCAACTTCTACCATCCCATCGTGAATTGGAGTGATGAGCAGGTCTGGGACTTCATCCGGGCGGAGCGTATCCCGTACTGCCAGCTCTACGACGAGGAGGGCATCACCAGGATCGGTTGTGTAGGCTGCCCGCTGGCTTCATCCAGCAAGATCCTGGCGGAGTTCAAGAGGTGGCCTCAATTTGAAAAGGCGTACCTCTGGGCGTTCGAGAAAATGCTGGAGGGAAGGTCCTTCGACAAGTGGAAGACAAAGTTTGACGTGATGGACTGGTACATCTACGGGGCCGAGGAAGATTGCAGGGAGGTTGCCGCCTTGGGGTTGATGGAGACATCTACCTGCCGACCGTAGAGCAGGCCAGAGAGCTGATTGAGGGGGTGATGAAATGATTGGAATTAACCTAAAAGCTATTGTACTGAAAGCGGCAAAGGCGGGCGTCGAGTTGACAATGAGCTTCGAGGGAGGCGACCGGGTGGTGCTCAGGGCAAGGAGGGGCATCTTCACCATCAACTATGACATCTCGGCTTGGGAGGTTAACCCGAAGATATGGCAGCAAGGAGATCAGTTTATGCGTATCGTGGAGGATTTGATTTACCGCTTGGACGAAGCGGAACAGAAAAGGATTGAGACAGGAGGCACAGAAAAATGAAAGAGCAGTTTATCGAGATTTTCAATGACCACATCAGGCGCCCCGGGGCAGATGCGCTTCTGGCCTGGCTGGAGAAGTCCGACTTCTTTACGGCACCGGCCTCGACCCGCTTCCATCTTTCGGAGCCGGGCGGCCTGGTGAAACACAGCATCCACGTCTATGAGCGGCTGCGGGAGATGTTCAGCAATGAGTTGGAGCGAAATACCGACGGTCCGGTCATTCTCTCCGACGAGGATGAGGAGAAGATCGCCATATGTGGATTGCTCCACGACATCTGTAAAGTGAACTTCTACGATGTGGAGATGCGTAACCGAAAGAATGAGCGGGGGCAGTGGGAGAAGTATCCGTACTATGTGGTAAATGACCAGCTTCCCTACGGCCACGGCGAAAAATCGGTCTATATCATCTCTGGCTTTATGAAGCTCACCCGCGAGGAAACCATGGCGATCCGCTGGCACATGGGCTTTAGCGACAACGACTTTAAGGCCGGTGGCTTCTCGGTTGGCAACGCTTTCGAGAAGTTTACTCTGGCACTTCTGACCCACTTAGCCGACCTTCAGGCCACCTATCTCGATGAGGCGGACCAGAATGGGAAGAACGGATGAGTGGATCGCCATCAGCGGATACCGGTGGCCGTATCGCATAAACCGGAAGGGATGCGTCCAGAAGCAGCTTGAGGATGGGAGCTGGTACACCCTGAAGCCGTACATTGGAGGCGGGCGCTCCAGGGCCATGGTAAAGATGCGGAGCAAGGATAACCGCAAAATCGAGGTGCCGCTGGTCTGGCTCATGGCCGACGCTTTTATGGGCGGTCAGAGGCCCGGATACGGAATCGTACACCGGAATGGTGCCAAGCTCGACTGTGCCCTGGAAAACCTGAAGTTCATGCCACTGCGGGAATGTGGACGCCTCTCGTGTAGATCCCGCCGGCGGGCAGTGGAAAAGATAGATCGAAACGGTCAGATAGTAGCAATCTACGCCTCAGCCCGGGAGGCGGCCCGAAAGAACTTCATAAGCCAGAACTCAATCTGGGCCAGATGCAACGGAAGAGTGAAAGACCCGTTCTGCCTGGATGACCACGACTACCGATACGAACAAAGGAGATAGGCGTATGAAAATCAAATTGAAGCCATTGAACAGGGGAGACAGAAAAGGTCACCACAGCGATGATTTGACGGATGCGGTAGCCCTGAAGCGGATGTTCCCGAAGGCGGCTATTATCCAGAGGGGATGCGGAGGACACCTCATCATCGGGGACAAGGATAGCAAAGTGATTGCGGTCCTCCCGCCGGACACCAAGGCTTTTCCGACCGTCCTGTACGGGCAGACGACAATGATTGATGACATCATTGCTGCTGTCCGCTTGGAGGTTAAAAGGAATGAGTGAGTACAAGCCCTACATCGACGAGAATGGGCGCCTCTACCTGTTCTCGCTCTGTGATGGGACCCTGATATTCCTCCAGCAGCTTATAGTCTCTCTTGAACGGCTGGGCTGCAAGGACATCAGGCGCAGCCGAAAGATATTGACGGAGGGGATGCCCGAAGGGAAGCCGTGGATGAACTGCCTGTATGAAGCAAGTGGGCAGCTCCCGTACTCGCTCTGGCCTGGAGCACAGGTTGTCGAGTTGCCGGGCGGAAAGTATGGGTTGGTTGGCCCTGACATTGTGATTCGGAATACCGACAGGGAGAACCGGTATCATGATAGCCCGTGCCGAAGATGGCTTGACGAAACCTTCTTGGGGAGACTGACCACCGGCGTCAAAAAGGAGTTATGGAAGGAGGAGAGTGCCGATGAAGGCAATCACGATTCGGCAACCGTGGGCCAGCCTGATTGTCTCCTTGGATCAGAATGGAAGGCCGCTCAAGAGCGTGGAAACTCGGAGTTGGAAGACGGGCTACCGGGGGCCCCTGGCGATTCACGCCGGTAAGTTCCGCCCCGATATGTTCTTTATGGGCATGAACGGAAAGAAGATGGACATATTCGCCGAAGCCGGCCTGCATGGAGACAACGACATCCTGAACCTGCCGTATGGGGCAGTGATTGGGAAGGTAACGCTGGTGGACTGCCTGCCCTTGGAGGAACTGGCAGGCTATGCACTGGATACGCCCCGGGAAAGAGCGTTTGGCAACTGGTCCCCGGGGCGATATGGGTGGATTCTCTCTAACCCGATACTGTTTGAAAAGCCCATACCCGCCAGAGGGAAGCAGGGCATTTGGGATTGGGAGCCAGAAGAAATGTGAAAGCCGGCGCCAATGCGCCGAGGAAATGGAGGTTAGATATGAAAGACATCATTTCAATGAATGAGGTTGACACCCAGCGGGAGAACGACGGGTACGGAGAGCTGCTTGCCGGCATCCGCCGCTCTTTCGATGAGGCTGTAAGAGATGGCGAGGAGCCTCTGTTCACCACAAATGCAACCGGGCTGTACGATATGATCCTGTCTGAGCTGCCTGCTCAGGCACGGCAGCATTACGACTGCAACGCCTGTCGCCACTTCGTCAATAGATATGGTGGACTCGTCCGCATCGACGACAGGGGCGAAATCCATCCTGTTATGTGGGGCTTTGAACCCCCTGCTTTCTTCGCAAAGGCCGTCGCATCTGTGGCCGTAGAGGTTGAAAATTCCAAGGTGACGGGTGCGTTTGTCACATCCGAACGAAAGCTCGGCACACCCAAGACCGGCTCCTGGACGCACATGGCAGTAGATACGCCCAAGAAGATGGTCTACTCCAATCTCCTGAAGACCGCACATCAGCAGGCATCCGAAAAGTCCGAAGACTACAAGATGCTCAACAACGCCATGAGCAAATACCAAAAGGGAACTGTCGAAGCCGCCGTAAACCTGCTTCGCTCTGAGGCTCTGTACCGCAGCGAAAAGGTACTCGGCGTAGCTGAATGGTTCCTCGGCGTATTGAACGATACCGAGGGAAAGCGGAGCAGACTGCGTTCCAACATCGTATGGAAGAAGGCCGCAACTGCTCCTGTCGGCTTCTGCCATGTTTCCTCCAGTATGATTGGTACGCTTTTGGATGACATCGAGGATGGTCTCAGCCTGGAGGATGTCAAGAGCCGCTTTGCCGAGAAGATGAACCCGACGCAGTATCAGCGGCCGAAGGCGGCACCTTCCGCCGGGAACGTGGCGCAGGCGGAGAGGATCGTCGAAAAGTTAGGTATTGCCAATTCCCTGAAGCGGCGCTATGCCCGCTTGGATGAGATCCAGACGATTTGGAGACCGATTCCGGTCAAGAAGGCGGGAGGGGTATCCGCTGGCGTATTCGCCCGGGTAGCCACCAAGGAGCAGCAGCGGGAGAGTCCGAACGCAATGAGCGGGCCGACCGTGACCATCACCTGGGAGAAGTTCCGGCGGACGGTTCTGGGCTCTGCCAGAAAGATCGAGTTCTATGTGCCCGGGAAGGAGGAATGCTACACGGCAATCTTGACCGCCGAGGACCAGGAGGCGCCTCCTATCATCCTGTGGGATACGGAGGAGAACCGGAACCCCTTCTCTTGGTATGTGTACTCTGGCGGCTCAACCCCGTCCAGATGGAACCTGTTGCGTGGCTATGTGGAGGTCACCGGAGTCACTTTGCAGCCGAACCTCTGGCAGCCTGGATATGAGCACAGAGGCGCAAGCGTCATCTTCATCCTGAATGGTGCAAAGGACCGGGACCGTAGGAGTACCGGCCTCGCCCTGTTCCCGGAGGTGTTGAAGTCGGAGCTGCATGAGGTGCGGTCCACCATCGAGGCGTACTCCAAAAGTGAAAAGCTCGGCGGTGCAGATGAGGCATCCGCCTGCGGCGTCCGGCTCCAGAAGGGGCTAAACTGGAACGCCCAGTTCCGGGTGACTACGGACATCGGCACCACCATCTACAAGCTAGACCGCTGGGATTGAGGGAGGTATCAGAGATGGACTACAAGCCTACTGTTGTATTTGATTTCGACGGCGTCATCCACAGCTACACGTCCGGCTGGAAAGGTACAGCAGAGATCCCCGACCCGCCGGTCCCCGGAATTGGGGAAGCAATTACAAAACTCCGCCAACTCGGGTATAGGGTAGTGGTCGTATCGACCCGGTGCTCAACCGCCGAAGGAATGGGGGCTGTCCGACGTTTTCTCCGGGACAACGGGATCATTGTTGATGACGTGATGATGGAGAAGCCTCCGGCGATCTGCTACATCGACGACCGAGCCATCCGATTTGATGGACACCCTGAAAAGCTGGTGGATCAGATTACGAATTTTCATAGCTGGCTGGAGGGTCCGACCAGAAACGACGAACCGGTGAAGGGGCTGCGTCCATGTAAAGCGGTTGTCTACGAGAAGGGAGAAGCGGTGGACGTAGTCGGCAGATACCACTGCTGGGGCAATAACTATGAGGAATTTGACGGCGGCCCCGGGGTCTTCACCACCGCCATTATCGAACTGGAGGATGGCAGGATCGTAAGCTGCCCGGCAGAAACCGTGCAGTTTCTGGATAGGGAGGCACCGGGAACATGAGACATGAGCTTTGGGGCCTTCGGAAGATTGATACGAAGGAGCCGGTCTACACCTATTGGGCTTCCAGCAATCGGCACCGGGCCTTGTTTGCCCGCCGGGACGAAGCGGAGAGAGCCTGTCTGAATCCCAGGAATGGGGACATGGAGCCGTTCAGAATCACCGGCTCTGATGTAGGAGAGCCGGAGCGGCACGGCCGCTGGGAGATTCATTTTGAGCATTGGGCACCGTACCAGCGGTGCAGCGTATGCGGGTTTGAAATCCCGCTCACCTCAAGCGAGGAAGAGGCAGAAGCCAGCCTATATAAGCATTGCCCTGAGTGTACCGCAAGAATGGACAAGGAGAAGGCGCTATGAAATACGGCACCACAAAGAAGAAAATCGCCCATATTATTGTGGAAGGTAGCGGGAACGGCTTGGGCGGATACTGGTCCACTTTCTGCGGGAAGTGGATTTCGCCCACCGGTATTTCTGAGGAAGTACCGGGCAATGCCCGGCTCTGCACCCAATGCCAAAAGAAAATTGAGAAAGCGGGTAGTTTAAGTGAAAAAGTCTGACATCAAGATCGGGCATACCTACTCCAACGGAAAGGGGCGGCTCCGAAAGGTCGTTGACATCGGGCCGCAGTACAAGCTCTACGATGGGCAGGGGTGTGATGAGAACATGAGGTACGAGATCGTCCGAGACGGAAACAAGAAGAACAGAACCGCCGGAGAGCAGCACAACATGTCCCTGGCCTCTTTTGCCTCCTGGTGCAAGGAGGAGGTTGAGTGAGGTGCCCATAAAGAATTACACCACAAAGGTCCCGGCGGTTCAGACTGTGGGAGAGATCCAGGGGATTCTGGCAGCCCATGGCGCCAGGAAGGTGATGATGGATTATGGAGATGACGGCAAGGTACTTGCCGTCACCTTCGCCCTTGACTGCTGCGGTATGTTACGAGGCTTCCGACTGGAGGCAAAGCCCGATGGCGTGTTGTCTGTAATGGCAAAGGAACGGACAAAGTGCGACCCAGCGCAGGCAGAGCGCATTGCCTGGAGAAACGTCAAAGACTGGATTGCGGCGCAAATCGCTCTGGTGGAGACCGAGCAGGCCACTATGGACGAGCTGTTCTTGCCGAAGCTGGTTTATTGGAACGAGCGGACGTTATATGAGGCGTTCCAGGGCGGCCAACTTCAACTCAGGCCAGGAAGCGATTACTGACGCCGCTGGTAAAGATGGAGGAGGCCGTTACCTCCTTTACCATAATAGGCCGATAGAAGGCATTTTGAGCGTAACAAATTGTTTCAAGAGTTGACATAAACTTTATTTACCAGTTATTTGTAAAATTACGCAATTATTCATGGGAATAATTGACAAGCCTTGTCAAGCCTGATATTATGTTGTCAAAGGATAAATGATTTTGGCCCACACCCACGCGGGCAGAGAGAGGAGCAAGCCAATGGGCAAGTAAGGCTAGTTGCACAGCCGCAGCAGAAAAGCAAAAATAGGACCCAAATTGGAGACTAAAGAACCACGCCCATGTGCCTGGAGGAATAAAATGCGTCGCATGTCTATTTGGCCCATGTTAGTTGAACTCATAATTTGTTTGACTGTACTATGTGGATGTCATGCGGAAGGAAGTGTAAGCACTCCATCACCAGATTCTTCGCGTTCTCCCTATCTCAGTGAGCTCTATCTGTTGAAGTACGATCCGGCGTTTACTATCTGCGATGTAACGGTCAATCGTGTTTTTGACTACATCTATGACGGGGGCTACCAAGGCGATGAATTTCTCGTCGTGGATTGCACAGTCGAACACATCTTTTTTCGGGCACCGTCAACATGCGGAAATGATGAATGGGTAGAACCCAATTCTACTGCTTTCCTATGGATCGACATCGCGGGATTGGATGAATCTGTCATTGAATCGCTGAGATCTTTGTCTGAAGATGTTGATTCTATGATTGTGTATGGACGAGAAATCGTTCCAACAGTATTTAAGGATAGTCCAGAGTGTATGATGTTTGTTGAGGAAGTAGGGGAAAATAATATTGGCTACACCCAAAATATTGAAGGAGAAGATGTCCTTGATATCCCTTCCAGTATAGAAATATTTGAATTAAGCACATGGCAATTACTTCCGATTATTGATGGTCAGTTTGACGCAGAGCCCATTGTAGAGATTGTATCTAGGACAGACGATGAAGTAATGGCCTTTGACATGAACTTGCTGCCGCCTGCGGGGCACCGGTACTTCAAAAATGGAGACTCCAAGGAGACAGTCTACTCTGCATTAGAACAATATGTGAACGAAGTTAAGGAGGAAAAAAACCATGACGAATAAGATCAGACGTGTTACATGCGTTATTCTTGCTCTCGTCCTGCTGCTCTCTGCAAACGCATATGCAGTTGATGATTTGGGTGAATCCACTTTTACCGGGACGATTATCGTGGATTCAGAGAGCCCTAAACTTTTGAACTTAGGCGAGATTGAAATTGAAGTATATCAGTCCACTCCTATCGAAACAGATGAATCTTACACCATATATAGTGAGGAATATGCTTTTTCAGTTTATCCAGATGAGAATGGTATCTTTACATTTGATCGTCCCTCGTCGGTCTTTTCCATTACGGTACAGGTAGATTCTCTGCCTGATGGCTATGGTATCAGCCACCATACCAGCCTGTACTCACCTGAAATCACTTCAGATATCTTTACACTATCTATTGTGGATGAAGCAGAGATAGTAGCCGACAGCTTGAAATATCCAGAGATCATGCTCTTCAATGCTGACGGCGAAGAAGTATATGCCGTCTACGAGTTTGAGCCAACTTATCAGGTGCTTCCCAGAAACGATGATATCGTTGAGATAAGCGGAACTGTAAACCTAAATGGAGATATCTCGTACAACGTATCTTCCAATGTTGATCTTCCAGAGTTAGATGCTATTGGCAAGGTCGAACTGCTCTATGATGTGGGGGCGATAGATGAAGTAGAGCGAATTGAAAAGTATATTGAGATATACGAGGATGGAACAAGCGGTTCGATTTGTTCCACCCCCATCGTAGGTGAAATTCTTGAGTTCTATGAGTCGGATGAATATCAAACTGCACCGGCATCATTAAAAATAGAAATTGAAAATTTGATTCAGACCCCTGAAGAACTTAGTGATGATGAAGACCTTGAGGCTGAATACCCGAATTCTGTCAGCAACAGCTATTTCACAGTTCATTATGACGACACCGTCACTAAGACAGTTGCACAGAATACTCTCAATTATTTATCTACACTCAGAAATAAGTCGTCAAGTTTAGGGTTTAACGCGCCGATAAATCAAAGCGGATACTCGACACTTCAGGTTTATCTTACCTCTAACACTAATAGTGAGGCGAATGGCGAAACTTATCATTCCAATGATAGTTCAAACACTTCATGGAGTTACATCAAAATTTATAATCTCAATGGTCTATCTGCACAGGATAAAGAAACGGTTGCTCATGAGTATTTTCACGCGGTCCAAAATGCATACTTTAAACAAAATGGTTGGTTTAAGGAGGCTGCGGCAGTTTGGTTCGCCGCTAAATATTCTGGTTCTATAACCAGAGCAAAGGGACAATTCGAGAAATATCTTTCTAGCCCGGAAACCACTATGCAAGATACAAAGTAAGGAAACGGTGTTTTTCCGATGGCTATTGATGTGGCTTACGGAGGCTCCGCTACCATTCGGAAGATATATGAACGATTGAATTCTGTTGGGTCAAAGGATATGTCAGAAACCCAACTTGAAAACGCCATAACCTGGGCAATTCAACAGTATGACAGCTCTGGTTCTTTTGCTGAAGCATTCAAAAAATTGGGAGCTTATATCACTTTGCCCGATCACTTTTTTGCTAGTGTGATTCCTTCCAACGCAAGCTGGTCTAACGGTCACATTAACAGATATACCCCCACCACGACCGAGAAATCTATATCTGTCACACTTGAATCATTTGGCCTAAAGCCATTTGAATTGCGCCCGAACAGCAGCACGTCGCCGCAGGATTTGGAGGTTGTCATAGATTTTTCGGGAGTTAGATCCACAACAAATTCAGTAAGGTTCGTTAAGGAAACGGCCTCTGGTTCTATTATTCCGTTTGGAGCTGATGCTACTGCTGTGAGGTATTCCGCCATAATAAATCCTTTTGGAAATGCCACTTCCGCAGCGAATAATATTGTAGATTTGTATGTTGCCCCTATAAATGCCGGTAGTTATGACCGTAGAATAAATATAACTTATCAGCTGGCCGGATAACAAATATTCCTTCCGGTGCAAGCAGGAGGTTACAAGAGAATAGATACAAAAAACATCAAGGGCGCAGAGGCCAAGCCTCTGCGCTTTTTCTTTATGCCTTGATGTTATCGGCCATGCGGTCTACCGCTGACCAGATACCTCCGTAATCGCACTCTACGGCGCCAATGCGGGCCAACCCTTTCAGGGAAATCTTGCGCTGATCGCCAAGCTGCTCGTCAATGGTCCGGGTCGGGACGATGTAGAAGCGCCACTGATCCAGCACCATGGGGTTTGCTACGCTACGGTCCTGCTCGGAAAAAAGGCAGAACACATAGATGTCGGACCGCCGGATGGGCGGAGAACCGTCACGACCGATGTACCGGTATCCGTCTCCGGTGTCCTCGATGTCGCAGTTGAGCGTTTTGGCGATGGAGAACACCGGCTTTGGGGGAGAGGGCCGCTCCCATGCCTGAAGGCGTGTGGAGCATTTGACCTCGATGTGAATAGTTTTGCCTTCGTGCGGATACAGAATGTCGCACTCGCCCCAGCCACGCTTCGGTTCGCTCATGTCCATGCCCAGAGCGGTGTTGACGATGAACTCGGCCAGGTCGCCCCTGGGGCCGTCTGCGATGAGCCTGGACATCGACCACGCCCAGAAATCTTTGATGGATGCCGGAAGCGGGGAGCCTTCAATCTCGAAAAGCTCGCCGCCACTCAGGACCTTGTGTTTCATATCCATGCGCTCATTCCTCCGGGCCGTTGATGATGGTGTTCAGTGCGTCGGATGCCGATTCGTTTGAGCAGATGATTTGAATGTTCAAGCCGGATTGGGACGTGACGATGATCTTGCCGTACTTCAGAACGGGATATTGCTTGTTATTGGCGTAGCGGCGGTCCGGGGAGCCGTCGTTATTGGAATAGGCCCATACCATCTTCACCACCTCGGAATCGGTAGGAGCCTGGCCGCCCTCCAGGAACCCGAAAGCGGAGATGTCAAACTTGATCTCGCTGTAATCCAAAGCGCCGAACTGCTTTTTGCCGAAGATGAGGAGCCGGTCCGGCATGACGGCCATCTGCTGATTCTGGAGCTTGAATACCACCGGAGAGATGTTCGTTTTCAGATACCAGGGGAGCTTGCCGCCGGCGGAGATCTTCATGGTATCAACTGCGTTCTTGATGCCGGCGGTCTTCCTGGAGTTTTTGCTGGTGGCGGTGAGGGTGATTTCCTGCAAGGACTGGCTGGCAGCCACGGCTCTCCAGGCAGCGGAGAACCGGTCCCACTTCACCTGCTCATCATCCTCGAACTCGTAGATGATGGATGGGCGGCCCTTGATGAAGAGGGCTGCCAGCGCCACCAGGCAGAGAACGCACACCGGAGTAGCCGCCACAGTCAGGATTGCCAGCACGATCAGTACAGTCCGCAGGAGCTTGACCCTCTTGACTTCCTTGAACAGCTCGTCGTACTCGGGGGACCGGAGTGTGTTGGCATCAGCAGAAGTCACCCTCTGAGCGCCGGTGTAGTCCGCCATCGGATCTCGCTGCTGCTGTGCAGCACCCGCCTGATGGCCTGCCGGCCGCTTCCCATGCTCCTCGACATAGCTGATTCCGGTGCCCGGTATGGACACGGTCTGCCGCGTCCGGCCATCTGCGGTTTTGGTCATCCGGTAGCCCTTGACGCCCCAGCTATACCCTATGCCGTTCTTGCTCAGATTAACCCGAAATCCCCCTCCCAGGTTGATGCTCTTTCTGTACCTCCAACCCATAAATTTGACCTCCGTTCAATATTGTGTAGTCCATAGGCTTACATACTGTATTCTAGCAGTGGCTATTATGACCGTCAATCGGATTGTAGTCTAAAAGAGCACGAAATATATACTGTTAGATTACAGTTAGGAGGTGCTATGAGTGGGTGACAAGCTACTTGGGCGGAGAATCAATGCAGCGAGGAAGGACCGAGGCATAACGAGTGAACGCCTGTCTGAGCTGTGCAACATCAATGATACTTATATGCGGCAGATAGAATCTGGGGCTAAGATACCTAGCTTGCCGGTGTTTGTGACGATCTGCAAAGAGCTACGGGTATCGCCGAGCTACCTGCTTGCCGATGTGCTGGAGGGGTCTGGCGCTACCGATTTAGATGAACTGACCGACCTGCTGAAAAATGCCACCCCGAGCCAGATCCGCATGATGACAGCCATGATTAGGGCTGCTCTGGGCGCAACCGAAGACTGAAATAATCGGAGCCACAGGAAATGACCTGGGGCTCTGTTTGTCGTATGGATACCAAATGGTACTACAAATTACCGCATAGGAAACATTTTCTGGCTCTATTGACTTAGACGCTAGGTATATTACGATAAGATTACAGGAAATCAAATGAATACCGGTAGAAACCGGTGATTTCCTGAACTTTTGAAAGGATGACAGGTATATGGTAACGCCGGATAAAATCAGAAATGATGCAGCGAAAGCAGATGCTCTCCTGGAGGCTTTTGAGCGCAGCTTCCTCCACCTTGTAGATGTAGGAGATGAAGCCCCGGATGAACGGGAGAGAGAAGTGGGGACGATGGCCTTTTACGGCCTCCGGGATATGCTCCAGAAGATCATCGTCGAACTGGAGGAACTGAGCGGCCACATGGAGGTCTGCGACGCGGTGTTTGCAGCCAATGAAGCAAAAAGGAGGGGACAAAAATGATTGAGAGAAGCGACCTCGATGACAATGCACTGGAGATCAGCAGCACAGCCCATACGATTCGGGTGCTTGTCCATGGAGATAAGACATACTTCTCTGCTGTTGACATTCTGAAAGCCTGTGGAATCAAGGCCCCGACAAAGTGGATGGAGCGGAATACGAGCGACCGGCCGGACATCGTTACGTCGAAGCTTGAGTATCCGGTCAAGACCACACAGGGATACCGGCGGGTAAAGCTGAACTTCGTGACAGGCGGCGTTGGAAAGCGACTGGTGAAGTACACGACATGCCCAGAAGAGACAAAGAAATGGCTCCTGGAAGAAGTGCTTACATATCGTGCCACCAAGGCAGGCCGAGCATCGCAAGAAGATGAGTCTATTGCTGAAAAGAAGAAAGCCCCTGCCCAAAAGAAGGAGGACATCAGCAGGAGAATCGACAGCATCCTGCTTGAGCTTCTTGAAATTAAGCGGTCTCTGGCGGCGGGCGCGAGCAGTCTTTAATATCGAAAACGTGTATATAGGAAAATATTTTATAAAATCATTGAAAACATATTGACACCGCAGGTGGGTCTGTTAAGATAAGATTGTAGAAAATCCAAACTACCTGAAGGAGTTGAAGAAGATGTTCGCAGTAGTAGCTGTTTACCCGTCAGGACACCTGGTTCTGGTCGGATTTGGCAGAACCGTAGATGACGTAAACGCTCTGATTGAAGAGTGCATCGCCCACAACGGTAAAGAGAAGCTGATGGAAATGGGGGTTCGGTTCAATGTCGAGCTTGCTGGATAAAAGGAAGAGTGGACCTGAACCTGCGGAAGTGTTCACCCAGAAGACCTATGCAAGAGTTTACAACTAGAGGACCGGGAAATCCGTCGAAATCGGAGGAACCGAGGAGCAGGTCGAAAAGGATCTGAAAGACATGAAGCGGAAAGGGATCATCGACGAGGACTGCGAGATCAGCAGGTACAAAGTCGATATTCCCATCCGGCCCTAACGAAAAGGAGGATAAAGATGATTGTTTGGAGAGCGTACTCCAACGACGATGTTGAGTTGTCTGATCGTAAAGGTTGCAAAACAAAGAAAGCGGCCATCGACCTCTGCAAGAAGGACCGGGAATATGTGATGGAGGAGTCCAGCGATGGCTCGGATCTTGGCTTCACACCACATTGAGAAGGTCCGGGAGACACCAACTCTGATTGAGGTGCTGGATGAAATCCAGTTGAACTTCGTATGACCTTGCAAAATCCCGGAAAAAGGCCGGGAACGGAGGAACAGGGAGTGGGTGGTATAATTTCATACCCAAAGATACCGGGCCTTCTGCGGCCTGCTAGAGGCTTACTATGCTTGTTTATTACCAGATGGTAAAAGAAGGTGATGTTATGGAAAATCCAAAGTTTGAACAGAGGATGGCTCTGTTTGCTAGAAAGCACGGTCTGCATTTGACTTGGCAGGACGTTAAGTTCGGATACCGGCGGGCACGGTTCATCTGCGAAAGCCGTGAGGAGATGACGGCCATCCTGAATCTGCTCTGGCACACCCAGGGGATCTGGACCGACTACTGGTGTTGCTTTGAGGGAGAGTTCGAGGGGTACGTCTATGCCATGGATCGGAAAGACCGGGAAGGATTTGAGCGGGAACAGGAGAAAGAATGGAAGCGGCTTGAGGACTGGTGGCTGCGCTATCACCTGGCCGATGCGGAGACCCGACGGCTGATGGCCTGTGGGGAGATTGAATAAGAGGGGTTTATGGTAAATCACTATAAGAGAGATATTCGGCGCATAGAAGCGGAGAATATGATGCTCGAAGTTGCAGAAATCATCTACGAAAACCGAGCATTGAGGATGGAAAACTGCGATCTCCGGCTCCGCCTTGCAGCAAGCGAGGCACTTGTTTCCAGTTTTACAGGACACGATAAAGGAGAGTACGAATTTCTGAGCGAAATCATAAGAAAAAATGATACGGTAGATCTGTGCAGAAGTGCCGGCTGTGGAACCAACATTGACAGGATTGAAAATTGGGAAGAGGAACTGGAAAAGTTCCGGGAGGGAAGAAAGGAGGAGGCACCATGATCGTTCTAAAAAGCGGACACCATGTAGACGCCGTCACCGTCATCGAAGATGCGGGGTTCGTGGATATTACGCCGGATGTAAGCACGGCGACTCATAAGTTTTTCGAGAAGGACGGAAAGCTGTTCATGTTCAACGGCTGGAACCGCCTGGATGAAAAGAGAAACTGGAAGGATGTCGAGTTGGTGCAGGTGAGACCCGTTCCGGCTGACCCGGCGGATCTGGAGTGGTGGAGGGGGAGATGGGGATGATGACAGCGTGACCGGTTATGAACAGGCCATGCGCCACGCAAGGAACCACCGGAAAGACCGGTTTTACCAGCAGTGCAGCTGCTACTTCGGAGATGGGGAGCCAGACGGTTTCGAGGTGCCTAAAGATATATTTTCTGATCTCTCCGCCAAAAGCATGGAGAAGATCCTGGAGGCTGTGAAGGAGTTCCCGGTTTACCTGCACCAGAAGAAGACGGGGGAGTGTGAGCTGGTGCCGAAGAACCACCTGTTTGGGCAGGAGATTGGCTCCACGAAAGAACTTGCTCAGTTCGCCTCTGACTATGCTTGAATAGCAAGATAAACGGTTCCGAATATTTTTGAAAACTTTTGCCCGGTCTATTGACTTAGGTGGTCGGTGTCGTAAAGTAAAGATATAGTTAGATTACCGTTTGGTATCAAAAAGAGGTGTCTCGGAAATGCTGTTCGATTTGATAATGGACCTGCTGACCGCCGGAGACCAGGGGGAAAAGGAGCGGGCATACCGCCGGTTTGAGCGGATGGGTATTGACCAGATGTGCGCCGATAATATGGCCGCAGAATTCTACAAGCCCGAGGGAGGTGAGGTTCATGCCGAAGTTAATGGATGTGCTCATTGATGCCGCTGAATTGCTGGACTGGTCCGTACATATCTACGACGACTGCATCGAGTTTGAAAAGTACAGCCCGGCGGGGGAGGACTTCATCTTCACCATCACGGGAAACGATGAAGCCCGTGTGGCAGAGCAGGTTCGGGAATACGCATACGATTTCGACCCCGACGAGCACGCTGAGATGTGGGTGGAAAGCAGAGGGAAAAGGGGAGTGCCGGATAGTATCCGCACCCTCATTGATGATGCGGACGCCATCAAGGAAATGGCGTTCGAGCTGGCCGATGCTCTGCGAAAGGCAGAGGAGGAATACCAGAAGGAGGTGGCAGGATGATTCTGGAAGCGGTTGTCTGCCCGGATTGCGGAGAACTCACTGTTCGGAATATCCAGATCGACGAGTTTGGCACTCCGGTCTGGGCCTGCCAAAAGTGCGGTGTAGTCCATGAGGACCGGAGCTGGTATCGGTGTATTAGCCAGAAGGAGGCAGAGGACATCATCAACACCCGGGAGCCGAGGGGACTGTTTCTGCTCGATACCGGAATTGAAGTCGTCGGAATCGACAATGAAACCGGCCACGCTTGGACGGAGGAGTTTCCTGGCAGGATGGAGTGTATGGAGTGGCTTATCGGAGATAGGGAGGCGAGCCAATGAACGAAGATAAGAAGCAGAAGTTCGAGGTGTATCTGCTCGACGTGTTTCTGGATGAAAGCGGCTGGCAGGAAAATGAGCGGTTCTACTTGGGAACGCTGGAGGTCGAGCCTGCCGTGGGTGCGGATCTCGACGATGTAGATATTCTGGCGGCCATGAAGAACTTCAGATACCGGGATTACACCGGGCGCCAGATCAGCGCCCTGGTCACCACAGACCGCCGGACGGTCTATGCTGAGGACTATTACGGAGACGGGTCCTGGTGGGAGATCGGAGCCGTGAAGAACCGGGTCCCCGTGTATGGCCTGAAATTGAGAGGTGATGCGGCATGACAAAAGCGGAACTGCGGGACCATTTGAAGGCCGGCTACTCCATGGATGATGCCTTCGACTTCGTCCCCGGGCAGGATTGCGATATTTTCAAGGCGGATCAGTTCAGAGCCGGGGATGAAATCATCTATATCCCGGACGTGTATCTGAACATGATTCCGCGAAGCACCTGCATCACTGATGATGAAACTATTGACGAAGTGGTCGGAAACTGCTACACCGGCAACGACTTCATCGAGGAATGTAACGGAAGTCTTGAATTGGCCGAGCGCCTGTTCTGGTACTGCGACTGGCAGCACCCGTCCTCAGCAGTGGACGAAGTAATTGACGACGATTGATTGGAGGGATAGAAATGCTTGCACTGAAAAAGGCCAAGCCGGCTTCTCTCAACCTGTACGATGATGATACGGTGAAGTGGGAGAACGAGGGCAAGTGCTACTGCCTACACATCCAGCAGGACGAAATGCCGATGAACCCACGAGCGGATATGGACAATGTAACGATCATGGCCTGCTGGCACCGGCGGTATCGTCTTGGTGACAAGATCGAGGATGATGAGCCGGAGGACTTCTGGCGGCGGCTTGTGCGTGAAAACGTGCCGGAAGAGGAGGTGTTCAAGGCGGCCAGAGACGGAAAGCTCCAAGGCATTCGCCTGAAATGGAAGGCCAAAGGGATCTATGACATCTACGAAACCTGCTACTGGAGGACGGCGGTTGGGAGCACTGAGCCGAAGGAGACTCTGGAGTATGAGGATGTTGCGAAGGACAGCGTGGTCTATCACCTGATGGATGACCTGAATGTGGGCCATTGCATGACCCTCATGGAGCCGTATGCGGAGTGGATGCCACTTTGGCTGTATGACCACTCGGGGATCACGATGTCCTGCGGCGCCCGTGTCGGGCAGTACGCTGATCGCTGGGATTCTGGGTGTGTGGGATGGATCATCGCTCTGAAAGAAACCGTTATGCGAGAGATGGCCGAATACGTTCTTGACAAAAACGGGGAGCGTATTCGTATTGAGCACAAGCATGAGGGAGCACCGTCCACCTGGAGCTACCTCACCCGGGCCTTGACCGATAAGACCTGGAGGGGTCGTGCTGTCGAGGCTATGAAGGGTGATGTGGAGCTGTACGATAAGATGCTCACCGGAGACGTGTACAGATACACACTCTATGAAAGAGAACCCGGGGACGATGAAGACGACTGGAATCAGCTTGATTCCTGCTGGGGGTTCTTCGGCAGCGATATTGAGGAGAGCGGCATCCTTTACGAAATCGGATATGGATTTCAGGAGGCGGTGGCAACCGGCGCATACGAAACAGGCCACGCCGAACTCCGGCAGATTTCCTATTACAAGTTTTGATGGAGGAAATTATGAGCGAAGAGTACACGGTCACTGAATGGTGCCCACACTGCGAAAGCGAGATTGAGATGACCTGGAACGTCGAGGACAGGGGTTATAAGTCATTTTGCCCGGCCTGTGGAAACCGGCTCATGCTCTGCGATGAGTGCCAACACGCAGATGATGCGCTACCCTGTGACTATGACCGGGAGACTGATAGTTGCCGCTTCAATCAGAAGAGAAAGAGAGCGTGATGAAATTGGTAGCTAGGATTGAGGTCAACATCCGAAAGGAAGATGTGGATTCTATCCTGTTCAGCGCCTTCAACGCTGGCGGGATCTCGCTCTGGGCCGATAAGATCTGGGCCAGCGGCGGAAAGCTCGGTGAAAGGGTATGCGAGCAGGTCGGCCTTGGCGGGAGGGTGCTGATCCACGACCGGATCGGCGGAGAAACGTACAGCCTTACGCCGGAAAAATTTGAAAAGGGAGTCCGGCTCTATCTGGAGGAGGGCTGCCACGTTCGGGTAGAGGACGGGCATCTTGTCCCAGAGGATGTCACCATGATTGATGCGGACTGCATCGTTCAGTTTGCTCTATTTGGGGAAGTCCGGCATTCCTGATGACTGGGGCCGGACCAGATAGGAGCGTTTCCAGCGGCCCGCAGCAACCTACCACCCATTTGGAATTCGTCAAAAAGCATAGGTGGCCCACTCATTTAGAAAAATAAACGAAAACGTGTATTTCTCTATTGACCACGGCGGTAGGCATTGTAAGATAAGATTGTAGATCAAAACACCACCATAGAAGATAGATAGGAGGTCAACACAGTGAAGAAGGCGGTATGGATGCGCCTGGGCGTTACCGTAATGTTATCCGAAAGAGAGATTACGGAAATCGAGAAGGGCGGCCCGGCCGGAAAAGGCATGATTCAGGATCTGTTCAACATCGGGAAATTCAGTCTGGACGGAGAAACCTATATCCCCGGCTGTCCGGCGGGCGACCGGGAGTGGCCCATCGAGGAAGACGTGGAATACACGTTCTGAAGGGAGGAATCGCCATGAAATATCTCAAGAGAGACGGAAGCGTACACGACAGCCTTCCGCAACTGGATGAATATGTGGAGGACGACCAGGAAGCTGTCGTAGAAGCGGTATTCTCCGTTCAACTGCTCGACGAAAATCTTGATGTTGTCGGAGTTGAAACGCTCCACAGCACCAACTATCCAAAGGAAACGACGATTAAGTGGTGTTTGCTGAAGAACAGAAGCCGTGGGGCTGTGTACGCATCTGTCAGGAAGCTGTACGAGCTCCAGTATTGAGGAGGATGAAACATGGAAAAGAAGAAGTTTCCCGTGAAGGCGGAAATCAACGTCGATCTGACCCAGCAGGATATCGACGACATCATGGTAGCGGCCCTTGAAGGCGGAATTGACTACTGGTGCTTCAAAGCGGAGGTCATCGGGGACTATTTGGGGGAGTACGCCAGCGAGCAGATCAGCCGGGGCGGGATGCTGAAGCTCTACGACATGGAAAGCGGGGAGAAGTATTGGCTCGACCTGGAAAAGTTCCTGAAGGGCTTTCAGCTCTGGATTGAGAACGGCGGAGACCAATATGGCGCTGTCCAAGGCTCCGAGGTTGACTGCTGCAACATCGACGCCGGGTGCGCCGATGCCATCATCCAGTATGCGATATTCGGGGAGCTGGTGTACGGTTGAGCGGCCAGATCAAGAGCAAGAAACGGGTCAGAGACCATGGAGAGGTGTTCACCGCAGAACGGGAGGTCAAGGCAATGTGCGACCTGATACCGAAGTGGACCGGGAATGTCCTTGAACCCGCTTGCGGGAATGGGAACTTCCTGGTTGAAATCGCAAGGCGGAAGCACGCTGCCGGTATGACACCGGACGAGGCCGCCAGCACGATATTCGGTATTGACATCCTCCAGGACAATGTTGTTGAGGCCAGAGCGAGGCTCTTGGAAGTCCTGCCAGGAACGGAGGAGATTTTGAAGCGGAATATCGTTTACGGGGACTTTTTGAAGCCGAAAGGAATTTGGTTTATGGAGGAGGCTCTGAAAAACCTATGAAGAACCTACGAGAATTAGATGAATACCGGGTAAAACATCCGATATGGCCCCAGACTGATAAATCCGGGGCGTTCAAGGTCTATGTCAATGGCCGCTCGTTCCATGTGCTCGCCAGCGTTGACCAAATCGGAGATGGAGTAGCGTGGGAGCATGTCAGTGTGACACCGAAGAATCAGAAGTGGTGCCCCACCTGGGAGGAGATGTCCGCAATTAAGGACTTGTTCTTTTTCCCGGATGAAGAGGCGGTGGAATTCCACCCGAAACATAGCGAATATGTAAATCAACACGAATTCTGTCTGCACATCTGGAGACCGGCAGATGGAAAGTTGTTGAGGTCACCAGAAGATAGCCGGAGCGGAATGGAAACGACCCGCGACCGAGACGCCGCACTTGAAGAAATATGGAAAGAGTTTGGGGATGTGCCAATGGACCCCGAGACTGAGTGCATTGAGGAGCCGTTCTTGGGCTTCCCCGCCGGGACAAACCGGGAGGAATTGTGGCACTGGTTCGACAAGCGCCACAGCAAAGGGGTAGCCTACCTGCTGTACCGGGACGGCATCGACCGCACTGACCAGTTCAGTAAGCTGGTGTACCTGAAAAACCTCTGCATCGAGTGCGAATCGACCTCCTGCCAGTTCAATCACGGCGGGGAGTGCCGGTTTGCCCTGGTACACGAGAGAAAGCCCCGCATCAACACACCGACGGGTGTATCGACTATGACTACCAGGAGGGTGATTGAATGAGCTACATAGGTGGCGGGATGTACTACGCTGAACCCTGCCCACTTTGCGGAGAAACACTCTGGAATGGCCGGTGCGAGAACCCTGACTGCTACTACCACTGGTACCCGAAGGAGGATGATGAAGACAAGGAGGACGATAGCGATGGAGAATAAACCGAAAATGCCGTTTTCTATGAAAATGACCCTTGCAATTCTATCTGGAGACCGCCAAGCGGTTGACCGAATTGCGGCTGAGTGCATTGGAGAGATGGTGACGAAATTCCTGGATGTGGCACATGGGTATGACTACACAGACTTGCCGTTTGTAGTAGCCGCCATGAGGACCGCAGCAAATTCGATTTACATGGTCTTGGACGACCATGGGAAGAGCCTTGCTGACACTATCCACAACCGAACGCATTGCATCGGCATCAACATGGATGAGCTGAGAAAGCAGATGAAGGAGGAAGAAGAAAATGAAACGGTGGACGATAAAAGAGCTGAGTGAGACCACGGATCTGAAGTTTGCGGCCTGCATCCTGAGCGAGCGGCGGGCACCGCTTAATCCATATTCCCCCTTGGCCCAGAAGTTGGGGGACTCCAAGAATATGCTGCTGCGGATGGACGGATACCTGACCGGGTGGGGAACCGGAGCCTCGCTCCCGCCGCAGAAGGTCGTCGAGATTCTGTACCGGGACGGGTATCACTCGGCGGCTCGACTGATTGAGGATCTGACCGCTGACCTTGGAGCGACAGACCGGGAGCACGAGCTGCTGAACTCCTGCTTCACCTATCTCACCAATGAACTGCCGAAGCCGACGCTGCGCCGTGCTTTACGCAAGGAAATCGGCCTTACAGAGCAGGAAATCAAAAAATACCAGATGGAGTGGGTGCTGGAGGACCATTACGATGGGGAAGCGGAAGTTTAAGCCGGGAGGCAAAATCGTATCTCTCGATGAGGTGGCCCGCCAGGAGCACATCTACTTCTACGGAAAGATATACCACTGCGGATGGTTTGGATCTTGGAGATTTTGGTGGGTAGCACAACAGATTCAGAGAGGGGCTTTCAGATACGCAATTAGGGAGGGTGAGCAGAATGAAAAGGTCTGATGCAGTAAAAATCATCCATGAGATCCTGGAAAAAGATACATACGGTTTCCGTGACAGCATGACCGATGAGCAGATTGAGGCGATCTGGATGGCCCTGAGCGCCCTGGATTCACCGGAGTGCATGATTTGTGGCAGTTGTCAGCGTTTTGTTGACGAGGATACAGAGGGTGATGGCTGGTGCGAGGAGCACGACCGGTCGGCCAACTGCAAGGATTCGGTGTGCGGGTATTATGAGTGAGGTGATTTAATGGGCAGCAAGCGATTATCCTTCACAGTAACTGGAGCATTTGTGACCAAGACCGCAAGGGAATGGTTTTGGGACGAGCACAAGCCATGGGAGAAAGTCGAAGAATTCCTTCTGGCCTGTATGTGCGGGACGGATAAGGGCCGGGAAGAACTTGTCTCGCTTGCCCGGGATGTAGTGCTTGGAAGGGCAAAATTCACCGGGGACACTGCCGACGGGAGCTACTGTATGGTAGCGGATGACGGGGAGTATGCAATCGTGGCGGCCGAAAGCCTGATGAAGAGGCTGGAGGTCGAGAAGGCAGGGAGACGGAGTCTGGAGACCCAGATGGAGAACCTGATGGACCGGATCATCGACGAAGACTGCGAGTGGCTACTTGAGGATCGGCGGCCGCAGGAGATGGACATGAACCCGCGTCTCAAGAGCTTCCTGGAGCAGCGGGAGATCGAAGATAAGCACGACGACAATTATGGCTGGCTGGAGCCGAACGGGACGTTCCACCCGGTAGAATTTGCGGAGCACCAGGGATGGGCGCACCGGTACATCACAGAGGAACGCCCGGATTGGGCCGAGGATTTCCAATCCTGGAGCAAGACCGTCCTATTTGACGGCGCTGGAGACTTCCTGGCGAGCAAGGGGTGGGTGCTTCTGCATAACCCAGGCATGGGTGTGGCCTTCATAACCCCGGAGGAGGGCGTGAGGCTCACGAAGGCACAGAAAGAGTTCCTGTTTGGCTATTTCACCGACCGGGGCAAGGATGACCTCGCCCGGAAGTATTTGGAGGATGATTGATATGCCGATGGTAAAAGGGGTAATGTGCGACCGCTGCGGCCAGAAAAGGCTGTGGATCTGGAGCAAAGGGAAGAGGAGCGACATGGAAAAGAGTCTCCGGGCCGCTGGATGGAGGCTTGGGAAGAAATCCCTTTGCCCTGCTTGCATAAAGGAAACGACGCCGGGGGAAAAACAGAGGTCCCCTAATGAATGTACTCTCCAACCTGTAAAAAATAGGCGAAGCCCGGGAGAGGCAGGCTATGCAAGAAATGCGAAGAGGAGCTGATGCCGTTTTGAAGAACAGAATCACAGTGCGCCATGGGATGCTCAGGGATCTAAAGGCATACCTGATGCAGAGCGGTTGGATACTGGAACAGCTGGTAGGGCAGTATGAGGTGCTGCGGGCACGGCGGAAGGGCTATCCCCGGCCCCTCATCATATATGACCGGACATCTGGAGGCTGTGGGTACAGCATTGATGAGAGAGACATGAAGGTCTACCAGGGCTGGCAAAGAAGCCGCCGGCGCCGGGGCCTTGACCCTAATTGGCCGAGCAGTGAAGAGGAACTTGAAGAGCGAAGCGCAATCTGGAGAGGGGAGCGGATAGAGTGAGCGATCTGCGAATCGAGAGGGGTGACATCTTCTATGTCGGCTTGACCCCGTTCGTTACGGGCCGGGAGCAGTTGGCTGGGCGGCCTGGCATCATCGTATCGAACGACCAGAACAACCTTCATAGCGAGACAGTGGAGGTTGTGTACTGTACCACTCGGTATAAGCCGAATCTGCCGACCCATACAACTGTTTTGAGCACGCCATATGAGAGCACGGTTCTCTGTGAGCAGGTGACCACTGTGGACATCAGCCGCCTCGGGAACTATATCGGGCGCTGCACAGAAAAGGAAATGCGTGAAATCGACCGCTGCATCCGGGTATCTCTCGGTCTTCAGGAGGATAAAACCGTGAAGTCGAATCCGGCCTACGTTCCTCCGATGGGAAACACGCAGAAGGAAAGCGAAGAAATGATAGCTCTTCGGGTGAAGAGGGATACATATCGAAAAATGTATGAAATGGTCGTGGAAAAGCTCGCAGATATGGCAATAATTGCGGGGGGCGTTAAAAATGGAGAATGAGTACGACATCTACCGTCCGTTTGATGCGGAGAAACACAAAGCCAAGTACAGCAACTACCTAGAGGTGCTGATTCTGGAGGACGGGACCGTCGTATATGCCAGCCCGTCACATCAGGAGAAAGCCATCGCTTTAGCCTGCGAGAAGCACGGATTATCCCGGGATGAGCTCGTGGCGATGTGCCCGAGAGAATATTACCTTGACTATATGGTCTGGCTCCTGAAGATGTCTGGCGCTATTGCGGTGTGGACCAGCGGGTGTGAGGCTCCGGCGGTAACAGAGAGGCAGATCATCGCTCTGAAAAAGCTCAAGATTATGGGCCTATACAAAGGCTCGATTCCGAAGATTGCAGGAGACGACGGAGAAGAATAAACGAATGGGCATTGTCGAGGAAATTGTTGATTTTATTTCCGTTTCGGTGTATGATACAGAAAATGCAGCATCGAACGGAGGTGTATCAATGACATCAAAGGAAGCGATCATCGCCGGATTGAAGGCGACGGGGACCACGCAGGCCGAAGCGGCCACCAGGCTCGGCTGGTCGGCGCAGCAACTGAGCGGCCGGCTTATACGGAACTCCATGAGGGCTGATGAATTCCTCGACTTTATGGACGCCATCGGGATCGACGTGACCTTTACCGTGAGAGAGAGCGGTGAGGCCCTGAAGACCCATATCGCCGGTGCGGGCCGCCGCGTCCGTGCCATGGTGGATAAGGTGAAGTACGACACTGAGGCCGCCAGCGCCCTTGCGAACAACTTCTATGCCGACGGTGTGAACGAATACACCGACGGGAAGGCTATGGAGCTGTATGTAGACGATGAAGGCCGTTACTTCTTCGCCGAATACACGAATTGGGAAGGCGTGAAGGATCGGATCACGCCGGTATCCGCCAGGGATGCGGCCGTCTTCATCGACAAGTATGGAACCGATCTACACCGTGGCCCGAAGGCTGCCGAAGAAAGCGACCAGAACCGAATATGATCTGCTGAACTCCCTCTTGGCTACGGTCGAGAGGGAGATTTGCTTTTTCTATAAGCTCTACATTCTGCACAAAAATGGGAAGCCCGCCTCTACAAAATGTTCCCACGGGCATTTTAGAAACTCCAGATATACTTATACCACCGGACGGAAAACCCGCCAAAACTGATTCTAAGGGCTTCTATGAGCATAATCATCTAAATCGTTTATAAGTAAAAAAATTTCTAAAAATACTGAAAATTATCTTGACTTTACCAAACGGTAATGTATAGTTAAGTTACGGTAAATCAATACCGGTCGGGAGGTAGCCGGAGCAACAGTTCTGGAAAGCCCCCCCGGCCATAAGAAAAGGAGTAACAGATATGGTAACGAAGGAACAGGAGCGGAAGGCCCTGGAGCAGATCAAGAAGATCGTGGACAGCCTTGGAGCTGACAGCTATATCGCCACCGCCTTTGACGGGTGCTTCGAGGATGCCCGGGAGAACATTGAGAACGACTTCGCCCTCTGCATGAAAGATCGATACGAGACCGAGAGAAAAAGAGCCAAAGACCTCCAGGAAGAGGTCGATAGGCTGAAGGCCGATCTCCGGAAGGAAAAGGAATGCGGTGAGGAACTTGGTAAGGCAATCAAGAAGACCCAGGAGCAGGAGAACGCGACCATTCAGATGATTGAATCTGAGCGAGATGCGCTCAAATGTCAGGTGGCCGACCTACTGGATAGGGAGAGCGAACTGGTCAGTCTAAGAGATGATGCTGAGTGTAGGGCCGAGGTAGCTGAGGCCGAGATAATTCGGCTCAAGGCAAAGCTGTATGACTTGATAGTCGGGAAGGAGGGGTGACCATGAGCGTCATCATCCCGAAGGATGGGCTTCCCAACCGGGAAGCCCTCCAGGAGTTCCTGAAGCAGCACGAGTACAGCTCCACATCGGCTTATAAGGCAGAACAGGCCGGGAAGAAGTTGGTGTATCTCTTCTACGACCAGGAAGCCTATGGCGACAGAACCTACTACTACTGCGAGGAAGATGATACGGTCTACTCGAACTATTTCAGCATTGGAGATTAAGGAGGCATGAAAGATGTTTGAGGGTAGCATGAAGAGTTTCGGCTGGGGATATGTCGGCTCCAACGTGAAAGGCTTTGAGTGGCTGTTCACACCGGATGCCGGAGATCCGGCCTATCTGGAGGACCCGGCCACCGGAAAGCCATATTCATGCTGCTGCTGTCGGAGTGGCGATGTCTTCAAGAGTGAAGCGTCAGCTATTCGGGACGGGAAAAGCTGGATGAAGCAGGCTGGGCGTTTGGGCACTATCTCCGCCGTGAAGCCTACGCCCAGACACTTTGAGTATTGAGGAGGTAGTGCACACATGAAAATCCTCGCGGCCTGTCCTGCGTGTGGGGAAACAGAGTGGAAAGAGTTGCCGGATTGCCACTTCAAATGCCTTAGCTGCGGATGTGAGTGCTATACAGAGGAACAGGAACTGAAAACTGATAGTGATGCCCATGAGGAGGAGCGGTGATGAAGGCCCTGAAAAATAGGGTACTGGAGAATTCCAGATGCACCGGATTCGGGGCGTTTTTGAAGGATTTTGAACGGCTCGAAACGGCAGACTCAATGTGCGGCCTCTGCCAGATACGGGCCGAAGTCTGGTTGGAAAAGCTGGGGGAGCTTTCCGATGACGAGCTTTCCGCATACATCGAACGGTATCAGGCCGGGTGGCTCGACCCGTTTGTGGGGTACGGCATATGAAGTGCCCGAAGTGCCGGCACTTCTACCGACGGATGGTTGACCAGAACGGGCACGGATACAATCCGTTTCCGTGTTGCCGGCTCTTTGAAGATACCGGCAGACGGCCGAATGTGTTGACCCAGGAGTGTTTTGAAAAGAAAAGGAAGGATGAAGTCAGAAATGTTAAAGGTTGAAAGGGCGATTGCCTTTACATTGCCGGACGGCTCCTATATCAAAGTCGAGACGACCGGAACTGGTAGAGAAGGGGCTGAGGCAGGGCCGGATGACTGGAGCGCACTTGATGTAACGCTGGTCAGGAAGGACGAAAGCGAATCGCTTTTGTGCAGCGTTGAGTACGATGACCCGAAGGGCCTGAGAACCCTCGTTTACCGTGATGACAGTGAAAAGCCTATTTTTACCCATGTGAATGGGTATGACGGGGAGCTTCCCTACTATGAGGAAGAGTATGAGCCGACATTTGAACGGGCGTTAGAACCGGAGGAGGATGGCGATGCAGATAGTGAGCAGTTTTGATGATAAGGGCGCCACAATTGAATGTATTGCCCTGTCAGATGAGGAAAAAGCGGCGGTTGAGAAAGCCAAGGAAATCGTTGCCCGAAGATACACCGAGGCAGGTGCCGAATATGGAGAGGAGCAGGAACGGTGGATGTATTGGTGTTTCATGGGCGCCCTTCGGATTGGAGGCGTCAGTGAACTTATGCGATATGTCCGGGAGGCTAAAATCTGCGGAAGGAAGAAAATGGCCGGAGCAGGTTACGCAGAAGTAGTGGAAATGGAGGATTTGGGATGAGCAAGCAAAAGCCTGTGGCAGTCCTATCAGAAGACGGGAAATGGCTCACCGTAGTAGGCCCGCAATTTGGTGTGAGCCACACCTTCGAGTTGGTGGATCGTGTTCCGCTCGGATATTCGATCTGGAACATCGGGGAGAACATGGCAGACGGATACCTTCCGCTGTGTAGACTGGCGGCGGTGCAGCCATTTCCGGGTGGAAGAAGCATCGAGGTAGACACCCTGAAAGCTATCAAGTGTGAAGGCGCCCAGGAAATTTTGGCCGCTGCCGGATGGGGACCCGAGACGCTGGATGAGATGGAGCGGTACATCAAGAAGAATGAAAAGAAGCCAAACAGGCAGCTTGAAGTAGAGCGGATGAAGACTGCCCTTCCGTTCATGCGGAAGCTGAAATGGTATTGAGGGGGTGCCAAAAATGAACTGGAGCAAAAAGGAGCCGGCGGACTGGCGGTACGACATCCAGCAGCGGACGCTGGACGAGATCGCTTCCAGGCTGGGGGTGGTCGCATACCGACCGGACTACCACCGGAAGGATCGGGACAAGAACACGGTGCTGTTCTATCTTCCAGATGATGCCGAGCATAACCGCAAGGTGGATCGGGAGCCTACCCACTACACCAGATCCGAAGCGCATGACCTTATGAAGTATGGTAAAGTCAATATCCCGGACCGATACATCTGGAGAGATCCGTTCTGGAGCTTCGAGAACAGCGATGTGAACGGTATGCTGGATTACAGTTTTGCTAACTACGGTAAGCTGGATCTACGAACGAACCGGTGGGTGGATGTACTGGAGGGCCATGTGCGCCTCGCTCTCGCCAAAAAGCTCCAGTACCTCCATATAGCCGGCAGCGGCGGCTACCTGGCACTGAGAGAAGCCGATGCGGTCAACGACGACCTAAACCGGGAAGAGATCGCCGCCATGAGGCAGATCTACGGAATTGTATATCTGGTGGACGTGAACTACTATGGAGAAAAGAGAGCGCGAATTCTAGCTGGCGAGGAAAGCATCTTTGAGGAGGTCACGGATGGGCCGGTCTACAACTTCGCTGGTACTTTCTGTGTCCCGAAAAAGGACCCGGAGCTTGAGTGGATGATCCTGGCCTGGAACGGAGATGATAGGCTCCCAAAGAAAGGCGCCGATGTAAATAAGATGCAGAATCGGGTGGCTGCCATTGGCGGTATCAACCTGGTCTGGTACTAAGGAGGCGGAGAAGAGATGGATAGCATCAGAACTGTGGTGTTCATGGCCGACCAGAGAGGTGTTGGAGAAGACCTGTACCGCTGTAAGGAAACCGGGAAAGTATATATCCGGCAGGAGTGCGACGAGGAATATGTGCGCTGGCTCACCTCCAACAAATGGATCGGCGGCTACGAGGCCAGTTGCCCTATGCGGGAGGGCCTGGAGCTCCATATCGTAGGCAAGGATGGCTCTCCGCTGTTCCGGGAATCCATCGTCAAAGCCCCGGGATACTCTGACACCGTAGCGGAAAAGATTGCCCCGTTCAGTTGGGAGGCCATCGGGGCTATGGCTGGCGAACAGGCTATGAAGCTCCGCCTGCGCGATTACTATGGGTGGAAGGAATGGCTGCTGAAATCCGCTGATGAAGTCGGGTTCACTGGTGAGAACGACACTTGGCTCTACGCCAAGGTGGAACGGGGCCCCGTCGAGAAGGTCGCCAAGTTGAGCTTCTTGGGGAAAACCGTGTGGCTCGCCTGTCAGACCGAGAGGCACACCGACTGTGGGAAACGGTGGATCAGTTACGAGATTCGGTCGGAAGACCTGATGGCGGTGGAGGCCATGTGCGGTTTCGACTTCTGAAATCAACAAAATTAAATATTTTCAACAAATTTCGCTGAATCTATTGACTTAGGCGGTAGGTATTGTATCGTAAAGTTACACCAAAATTACCACTTGGAATTAGAATGTGAGGTTTCGGAAATGGACGTTTTGAAAACTGGAGACAGATTTACCGCAAAGTCGAAGCTGGGAGATGAATACGAATATGAGTTCGTTGGCATTGACCTGTTGGACGCTGGGGTCGGTTCCGGCGGAACCGGTTGCCACTACATCGTCCTGCGGAATATCACCGCCGGGACAATGACCTGCGTGGAGCGGGCTTGGTTCTACGAGGAGCTGACCGGAAGAAAGATTGGGAGATTGGAGAGGTGAAGATGGAGCGTGAATGGAAACTTGGCGAGGACCTGTATCCGGAGGACAACATTCTCGACGGGATTACCTTCGATGACCTGATTCTGGCCGTACACCAGTGCAGAGTCGTGAACCGGGCAACAGTCCATGCGGAATTGAATCAGATCTTGTCCCAGAAACGGCAGGACATGATGTTCCTGCTGGAGAAGAACATGGAAGTAATCATCCAGAAGGCTCTGGAGGGGAGGCAGCAGGAGTGAATTTCGACCAGTTCTGCAAAGACTTTGACAAGCGCCATCCAAGAGGAGAAGTAATCGGCCGGATTCCCTTCTTCAAAGCTGAATGGAACGACGAGCGGAAATCCACAAATGACCTGTTGCGGAGTTTTCTTCAGGAGCACGGGTACGATTACCTCAACACCTTCGATGGAACCGTATGGTTCCTGTTCCAGGGGCGATGGAGATGCTGCCAGCATGAGGTAAACGGCAATACAGTCCAGTTCTATCTCTGCGAGTTCATCGACAACTGAGGGTGTGCAAGATGAAGGACATTGCAAACGAGTTCAGGAACTACCAGGCGTTTGTGCTCCACTATCAGCCGGTAGTGATCCTGAAGGTTGGCCGGGATGATTATGCCGCCTATTACGGCGGGACGGAGCCAGAGAACCAGGTCCAGAGAGGGACCAGGGAGTATATTGAGGGATGGCTGTATGGAGCAGTACAGGTGGCTCGTGGGCAGGTCAGAAAGAAGGAGGGGCCGAGATGATAGGTCAAATTTCCATCTTCGACTTGCTTCCGGAACAGGGAATACCAGCTGAATGCCTGTGCAACTACATCACAGAGCGCAGAGTTGCTACGCCAGTGAGCAGCGAAGCAAAGAGGCTCATCCCCGACGGGAAGTACCAAATCATGGTCGATAACCACGTTCTTGTCCTCAGACCGACAAAGCTGGACAGGGAGGGCGTCCCGAAGGGGCTTGAGTTCTGCCACTATTTTATCGAAGGGCCGGTCTACTCTGGTATTTTTATTGGGACTTGATAGGCAACAGAGAAATAAGGAAGGTGATAGGCAATGAAGATACTCGTCGAGCATGAGGTCCCGTGCGAAAAGGGGATGGAAGGGGAGTGCCTTTACCCCGGAGATTTCTGGGGAAAGGATGTTTGCAAGTACCACACCCACCGAGATCGAACCCACGGAAAGAAAGCTCCGGTGGAGCGGCGGGTTCCGAAATGCACCCTATTTGATGAATGGCTCCCTGGGGAGTATCAGAAATGCGAAAAATGTTTGGAAGCGGCAAGATGTAGACACACCCACGCGCCGATTCTGAGCGCGGAGGAGATGGAGATGAAGAGATTGGAGGCATTATATGACAAAGATGTGTGATTATGACGAGGCATTTACCCGCCTAGAAATGTATGAGGAAACAGGACGATGCCTTAATTGTAAGGTAAATCCAAACTGCCCCATGCACATCAGAGCCGTTGAAAAAGAGTATGGAGTTAAAGTGGAGAGAAGGAGGCGCTAAAAGATGGACCGGAACAATGAAACTATTCGGCTGGCAAAGAAAGCTGCTGATGCATGGAGGACCACTGACACATATCATCAAGCGGCTCAAATCATTGATATGCTGATCTCTGCATTGGAGGGAGATACTACCCTCACCCCGCCGAACGAGCCGCTGACGCTGGAGGAACTGCGAGAGATGGAGCAGTCAACCCCCGTCTGGTGGGATTATATTCCGTGTTGGGTATTGGTACGTAGAGGGTCAGTTTTGGTGTTTGGAAGCGAGCCACATAAAGTGGAAAACCTTTTTGGGTACTTTTACCGCCGCCCGCCGGAGGGAGAAGAGGACACATGAAAACATGCCATAACTGTGCTTGTGATCCTGTATGTGACCACAATTGGAATGGGTGGGAGACGTGTGGGAACTGGATACAGAAACCGGAGAAACCGCCGACCAACGCCGACCGCATCCGGGCCATGAGTGACGAGGAGATGGGAACAGAACTGCTACCTCTGTTTGAAGAACTATGCGAGGACGGGATACCGAGCACGGATTATATGCGCTTCTGGCTCCAGCAGCCAGCAGAGGAGGACACCTGATGGACATTGAGAAACTTAAGCGTTGCCTAAAATGTTGTGCCGATGATAACTCAAAGGCGTGTAATAAATGCGAATTAGAATATGGCGAAGAAGAATGCCAAAACCTTTGTGGATATGCCGCCACCGCCCTCTCCGCGCTCCAGATTGAAAATCAGGCACTTAGAAATGCGGCCAGCGGGTTCAAGGCCGAAAACGAGAAGCTGCGGGAAATGTATCAGAAAGAAAAGGCGGTTTGCCATGCTACGCAGGCCGAGTTGGATCAGATGAAGCGGGAGAATGAGACCCTAAAACATGCATTACAAAATTGGCACGAGGAGGACTAACATGAAGCGGCTGACATACTTTGACGGTGGGAAATGGCGACTCAAAATTGGCGACACCGAATACAGCGGAGAAGCCGTTGACCGCCTCGCCGCCTATGAGGACACAGGACTGGAGCCGGAAACAATTTCTGAACTTCGGGATGTTGTTCTTGATATTTCAGGCGACCTTGACCGCCTCTGCACACTGGCCCAGGCTGACAAGGAGGGGAAGTTCCCAGAGTACACCATAGGCGATATAATCTATGACCGCTTTGGAATGGCATGGACAGTAGACAGCCTTGAATATGTCCAATGTACTTATGAGAAAAAGTGGTTGTATCGTTGCGGACACCCTGAAACAGACGATTATAGAGGCTTGTATCAGGATGAAGTTTTGACTCGCGCTGAGGCTGCGGACGCACTACGGAGGGAGCAGGATGAAAAAGGAGGAAGCTCAGAATGATATTTTACGCTGGTGTGAATTTCTTCCTGGCGGCAATAAATGTTTATTTCGGTCTAAAAGGGGATGGGAATACTGCGCTTAACTGGTCAGTAGCTGTTTTGATTTTTGGGATCGGACTTATTCAAATTGCACTTTATTTGAAGGAGAATTGATCATGAAGGAGTACATAGAGAGGGCGGCCGTGCTGAAAGTCCTGGAGGAATATTACCCTGGAGCAGATGAGCGACTACATATTGTCAAGGATATTACGTCTATCCCCGCCGCCGACGTTGCGGAGGTGCGGCACGGGAGATGGATTTTTGAACCAGGAAAAATCCCGTATTGTTCGGAGTGCAAAGAGTACAGCGACGATGGAGACAAGGGCGCTACTTTCTGCCCGTGGTGCGGCGTTCGCATGGACAAGGAGGACGAGCATGACTAAGTGCTGCGCCACCTGCACATGGTACGAGGACTTCCAGGGCGTGTGCTGTAATGGAGATAGCCCATACTGTGCGGACTTCGTGAACGCAGACCAAGTTTGTGAATTTTGGGAGGAAAAGAAATGAACAAAGTTACATTCACGGTTACGGCTACTATGAACCAAAGATGGGTGAATGATTTTTGCTCTCTTCTAAAATGGATGGAACATTGCGGTTCTGTCGGCCATTCGTCATTCGTTGGATTTTACGCGGATGGGGATGGAGACTTTAGGCCGGAATTTCAAGTCAGCATCCCGTTTGAACAAAAAGACGGGATTCCTGAAAAGGAGATACTGGGAAAGCCCGAAATAATGTTTGATGCAGGTTGAGAGGTACAAAAGTGAAACAATGGAGTGAAACAATGGGAGGAGACAAGCCATGGACGAGATAATCGGAGGTGCGGAATGAGCGAAGTTATCATTTCATTTATCCCTTTAACCTTGCAAGCAAGAAATACTCGTTCTAACGTCAGAATCGAGTATAAGGGAATCAACCTATGCTGGGTGCCGTATACGAAGGAGGAGGCCAACATGGACAAGCCAAGAATTGCGCAGGTGCTGGGGGTTGAGGTGGGAGAAGACGTTAAATATCGGCACACGGACGGATCGGAAGAAAATCTTTGCGTTTGTGAAGATGGTCGGGTCATAATTTCTTCTCTTTCGTGCAAAATTACAGCCACTTCCGTTCTCATAAATGCCCCGACCGCATCATCCGCAAGCCCCGCTGGACGGAGCAGGAGGTGGAGGATGCCAAGACCATTAAGCGTGTGTTTGGGCGGGATGGGACTATCGAGCGTCACAGCAAGACGATGACAGTACCATACAGCACCCTTACTTTTGACCATTTGTATATCAGCGAGAACTTGTTCCCCTCCCTTCACCCTGACGAATCCGTCACCCTTGACGAGATCATCGGAGGTAAGGGTGATGGAGCATGAAAGAGAAAACCCGCAAGAAGAAACCTGATTGCTATGAGGCATATCGCCCGGGTATCTGCCTCGGGAAAATGACCATAAAGGGAACCCCAGGGTGTCACTGCCTCAAGTGCAGATGGTTTGAAGATAACGCCAAAAAGAAATAGAAGGGAGGCGGTGTAAATGGCGAGGGGCAGACAGCAGAAATGGATCTGCAAGGACTGCAAGAGCGATTTCAGTGTCCAGGGGAAAACGCCGAAGTTCTGCTGTGCCTGCGGCTCCAAGAACATCGGCAGGGCACCGAGCTTTGAATTGCTCTCAAATTTTGAAGAGAAACAGAAGGCTCTCGACGATGTCTGCCGGGAGCTAAACCCCGTTTTCGCCAAGTATATTGCCCTGAAAGAGCAGTACGACAGGATAATGAACTACTGGAAGCAGCAGCGAAAGCGTGGGTATATATCGCTGGAGGAGTATCGGGAGCTGGCAGAGGCTTTCGACGGTGCAAAGCCGGAATCACCCGAATCCAGCGGTTCCAGCGGATCGTAGCAATACTTACTCCTCTCCGGCAATTTCCAGCGGTTTTAGGAGGGCATTATGGACGAAGAGAAAATAGCCAGAGAGATTGAAGATTGTGATGGCTGCCCGCTTTATGGGAACGACTGCCCGGGAGGGTGGACTGGTGGCCCGAACGGCCCCATTGAGCCGCCGTGCTGCTCCTGGAATGGAGACGAGGAGATTTCCGAAGGTATGTACTCAAATATCACCTATTTACCGCAGGAGCTTAAATGGAGGCAAGAGGCGCATGAGCAGAAAGAAGCGGAAAAGAGGGCAGCCAAACACAAAGAAGAAATTGAGAATCTGGAATTGAGGGTTTGGAACTTGACCGGGGATAGATACCGACATATTGAACGCAAATATGCCGGAGAGCTGTCCGATAGATGGCGATGCCCATATTGCCATGGGTGGACACGAGTAACGTGGGCGTCCGGCCGAGCTGGGATTGATGAAGCGTGGTGCGGCAGATGTGGCAGGAGAATGGTTTACTGCCAGGAACTTGAAGATGAACTAGAAGGGCAGGACAATAGATGATAATTAAGAAAACAATCACGAAAACCTACGATATTTACGATTGCGTAAAATGGGGCATGACCGTAAGAGATACCATCTCGGCACGAGAGCGGAAAGGACTTAAAAATAGCGGGCTGGACAGATGCTTTGTTTGTGGAAAGAAATTTGATGATGACTATTTCCCAAACTTGGCACTAATCAAAGGGGCGAAAAATCAGTTTATTTGTGATGACTGCGCCGAAGCAGTACAAAAAGAGGGAGAGCAAAT